TCCATCTCGAGGATCATCAACTGAAGTGCTTCTGCCGCCTGCATTATAGTCTCCTGTCAAATTCGCGCCGTAGGTCGTTTGCGCGTCGTCAATGTACGTTCATTCGTCGCGCAACTCAACATTGCGCCTACGGCGTCTTCAGGCGTTCCCGAAGATGCGCGCGATGCGTCGCAATGCGTCGCAATCGTCATCGAATGTCTCGATTTGATCGCCTAGGCTTTCGAGCAAGTCAACAGCAGCCTCAGGTTCATCCCGCGCCAGACGTCCCGCGATCTCCATCGATTGGACTGAACGCATGTCCTGCATCTCGGCGTGGGTCATCAGGATTGCGGCAATCGTTGCGGCGTCTGCGTCGGAGACTTCATACTTAGCCATCGTCTTATTCCTCATTGCGTTGTCGATGCGCGATCATACGACGCACGGACACAAGCATCAACCAGTCAATCCTGCGGGTTAAAGTCCCAGCCCGGTCGAAACGCCACGAAGTTCGGATGGCGAGGTTTGTCCTTTTCGCCTACCTTCTGCTTCGAGTACGTCACGACTTGACCGGCAAGTCGGTGTCGTGCTCTCCACAGGGCTGCTCGCTGTTCCTTTGTGAAGCCTCCTCCAACCCGGACTGTGACATCGGTCTTGAGGTCGCGGAGTATAAGGCCGCCAAGCGTGCCTTTGCCGACCTTACCGTCTTTAGCTGAGGATCGCTTGAGTTTACCCGTCGCATCCCGTTTCGCTTCATTGGTGTTCTGCTCCTCTTCGAAGAACCCGATCACTTCGCCCTCCGCATCAATGAAGGGCTTGTACTTCAGCATCCAGCCCTGGTTGACTGTCGACTTGCCTTCCTTGTACGGACCGAGTATCGATCGAACGATCACACCCTCAAAGCCGAGCTCGAGACACTCATCGATGAAGGCCTGTAACTCCTCGACGGTATTGCAGGCTCGATGCGGCAACATCTTGACTCGACTGTGATTGATCCGCCGCACCAGCGCTGCTGCATGATCGAGCCTGTCGCTGTACGGAACACCTGGCTCGAAGGTGTCGAATACCCAGAACGTCCAATCGGGTTCAGGCCCGTTGTCGTTCGTCAGTCCGCTCGAAGTGCGCTGCAGGACACCCTTGCCGCTCGCAGCGCCGCATACTATTTCACCGTCGAGGAATGCCTTCTTGGGCACGAGTCCCTTCGTCGCTCGACGGAAAGCACGGTTCGGGAACTGAGCGAGACGTGACGTGTAAGCGCCAGCCTCGTCCATCATACACCTGAACCCGTCGATCTTGGCCGAAGCATACACGGGGAACTTGATAAGGCCGAGGTCGTCAATCGCCTCACCCTTCATTGGACGTTTGGGCTTACTCATAAAGATATGGCTCGTGCTCGTTGTTGATGCGGAAGACGGTGTAGCCCGGCATGACCGATCCGAACTCGGCTCGAGCTATAGCAGTCGCATCGTACTGCTTCAGCAAGCCGGGCATCCAGATGGTTTGTTCGATCCTTCGTGGATCATGCCAAGTGAGCGCGGTGTGATTGCGCTTCTCGAACCACCAGTAATTGGCGACCGCGAACAACTTGTGCTTCGGTCCTAGCTTGTCGAGTTCGTATCCGGCGAACACCCGAGTCTCAATCGGTTGTAGCCTAACCCCGTATAAAACTTTGGTGGTGGATTTACCGGGGGTACCGTAGAACAGCAGAGGCATTTCTCTTTCCCTAGCGCACGAGGCGACGACGAACCCGACACCCAACCACAGACGACCGCCATCCCTTCGTCAAGGTTGAATATGTCCCACCAATCCCAGCCTCCCTTTTCGACTGCGGTTCGCAGTGCCTTTAGGTCGGTGCCTTGGTCACGGGTGAAAGCGGGGTGTGTGGGGTCAGTGTCCCAGGGCTTTCCGTGCCCGGCTTGGACAATGTAGTCAGTCATGGTCGCCTCGCGTTGTCATCGTTCGATGATTGCACGTCTGGCGACCAGCGTCAATCGCCCTTGTTCTTTTTATTCCGCTTCTTGAGCCGCTTCTTGAGCTCGGCCTTGGTTTCGGACCGAGGCTTTTCGATGGTCGGCTTCTTACGATCGGTCTTGGCCGTCGGTTTGGCAGTCGCGCGCCGCGACGGGTACGCCGTCTGGATCGGATCCATGCCAATCGGTATATAGACCACCTGGGGTTTGTATCCCACAGCAGCGGGGATCGCCAGGCCGGGAGACTGCGTCTTGCGCATAAACGCCGACACACCCGCGGTCTGCACTCCCTTCTTCTGCGCCCACTCGTGTTGGGACGCGTGCTTCTTCACCTGGTCGCGGATGAGTTTCTTCAAGCCCTTCTCGGTGATTGCCTGCTTGGGCACTCGATACTTCTTGTCGATCATGGGTACTTTCCTGTCTTGGGTTTATCCTTGAACACCAGGTTCTTCACCCGACGAACTTCCTCCTTCGCTTCCCAGAGCTCACGCTGGAAGCGACGCATCCGCGAGATGACGAAAGCATTGATGATGCAGTTGACCGTCAATAGCAGACCCAGGAAAACTATCACTTCTTGGCTTCCTTCTTTTTGGCCGACTTCTTCTTGGTCGGCTTTGGTGGCTTGTTCATATCGAGCAGTGCTTCATGCGGCTCGGTCTTGTGCTGCCAATACTCGAACTTCTTGAACTTCAACGCGGTGCGACGGGCCATGCGCTTTTCGTCGAGACCGTTGTGCCGCTTGAAGAACTTGATCGTCGCCTCGAGGTCAGCGATCTCGTCCTCAAGGTTCCGCCGCAGGTCACGACCGTCCCAGTGCTTGATGAGTCCGCCTGTCCCGACGAGCTTGTTGCCGATCTGATGCAACCGACCCAATGTCTTATACATCGCATAGTCGGCCATGGCGTCGATGACTTCACCGCCCTCCTCGAGTAACTTCGACAGTCCCGTCCACAGGGCCGATCCGATAGCGAACGGTGCAGTCGTCATTGGGCGGATCTTCATATCGGGTCTCCCAGCTTTGCTTCGGTGAAGTGGTCATAGAGGCGGAAGGCGAACGCGTTGCCGACGCAGTCGCTGAGGTCATCGATCATGATCGGTCGACCGAGCTTCTCTTCCGTGTGCTTGATGCACAGCAGGCCGCGGGGATGAGATACTTCAGCCCAAACGTCCTCGTGCAGCATTGGACAGTCGGGAGCATCCTCGCATCCCTCGACATCGCAGACGAAGTCTCGTTGCTTGCCGGGATGAAGGCGTCCCTTGTGTGGATGATACAGCGGCATCACTTGTTCCCCGGGACAGGGGTCGCGCGGGTCACCGTGCCGGGCTCGTGTCCATCGATGATCCAGCCGTTGCCGCAGCCTTCACACTTCAGCACCGAAGGGTCCATCGGATCGAAGTGAAGTCGGCCGGGTGTGTTGCACGACGGGCAGACATTCTTGTTGAGGAAGTCCGCAGCAACCCGGGGGTCCTGCGTCGTGACGAGCGGCGGCATCGGGATCAGCTTCGCTCGCTGCAGCGGTGCGAGTGTCGCCTTGAGCTTTTGTATCTCAGCTGCAAACCCGACGTTGCTCAGGAACAGGAAGATGATTGCGACGAGCTCGACCCCTTCTCGTAGATAGCCGATCATTGCTGCGTCTCCGCGTTGTTCGGATAGAACCACAGGCCGGAGGCCATGCGCTCATATCCTTGGGCGACGAGCTCGTCATCGTCGTGAAGCTCATCCGCTTCGATCAGCGTGTGGACGAGATGAAGTGGTGGAGTCTCGGACTCGAACACGACTTCTGTGTAAGGCTGTCGCACCGGCGAGTTGTTCTCGAAGTCCTGGCAGTGCGACACCACGCTGATGTCGGCGCCTTTCGGCAGGAACGTCTTGAGCAGCTCGGCGGCACGCACAACCTGTGGGATGCGAGTGCTATATACCGCGTTCATCGTTATCTCCGTGTCATGATCGACTCGGCGATATTACGCGACATTGCGCAACAGCGCAAATTCTAATTGCCGTGGTATCCTGGGCTCCGGTCCGGCAGCAATTCCATATGGATGACCGGTCGCATCTTGTGGTCGTATCCTGTGCTCAAGATCTGACAGGAATACTCACCGGGCGGGAAGCGATTGATGTCGAGGATCACCCGCTTCCCGTTGAACCACCACTTGTAGATGAAGTTCATCGCCAGACGTGCCTTGCCGCTTCTCTGCCCATTCCCCAGGCGAACCCTCTCGCGGTGGTCTGGAAAAGGCTCGGTGCTAACAAATAGGTCAGCAAGAGAAAGATGAAGACCAGGATCAACGGCATGGAGCCCCGGCGCTGAGGAGGTCGGCGCATCATTCATCTCCTCGGGGAGCGACGAGCGGAGGGCGGAACTTCTCGATTGTGACAACATACTGCTCGCCGCCTTCTTGGAAGTGCATCACTGCCGCGTCGTCATACAGCCACTGAGGCTGGGTGAACTCAACGGGTCCTCGGACTGAGGAGAAGTTCTCGCGAATGGTCGCGAGTGCTGCGGATATGCAAGGGCTTCTCCTTCCCGTCTGCGCGTCAGCCGGCCCGTGTCGGATCTCGATCTTGCTCAGGCCCTCGATCACCTTCGGGTCTTCGATCTTCAACGCCGGCAACAGCGTCGTGTCGGGTTTGATCCCGAAGGAGGCACACAGGTTGGCCGAGTAGATGTTCCTCAGCTCCACAGTGCCGTCGGTGTTGAAGATTGCGAGCAGTTGATCGCTGCTGTCCCAGCTATGCTTCGCACGAAGGTAGATTTTACCGCCTTCGGACAGCTCAACCCAGAACGCGATGGTCGGGACCTCGCGAACGGGTGGCTTACCCACGCTAAACTTCATGACTTCATCCATATGATAAGGCCAGTCCAGAAGGTGATGATACCGATGATGATACCACCCCAGACCAGCGTGTTGAACCAGTCGATGCCTTTCTTCTCATCCTTCCTCATACGAACCTCACTTTCTCGGGGTCCTTCTTGTGCTTTTTGAGCCATTTGCGGACTTTATCGTCCACAGCAGGCTTGACCGGCTTTCCGTTGACTATATCGTAAAGTCGGTCGGGATTTACGGGAATTGCACCCGCGATAGACTGAAATGTGGTCTTCTTATGGACCACCATGTACTTTATCAGCTTTTCGCGGGTGCTTTTCGGCATTACATGCGGATCCGTGCGACCTCGTCGCCGGGAGCCATATCGATGGCACGCGCGACGAAGAAGAGGTTGACGATCAGCATGGCGTCGGCCGGGTCCTTGATTTCCCAGCCTCCAGTCAAGCCACGCTCACTTGCGGTGTAGAGCACCTCGGCGAAGCTCTTGGGAACGGCGACGTCCGTCCCATTCAGCTTGGCGCGCAGCTGGTTGCCCGGGTCTTCGGGCGGGAAATCCTCGTCGATAGGATACTTGTCAGCCAATGAAGCCTCCTATCGCTTGAGGAGCGAGACGATCCCGCCGACAATCAGGTTGCCGACGGCAAAACCGCCGCCGAACACGATGCCGACGAGGAACAGGGTCAGATTAGGTTCCATCATTCTCTCCTGAAACCATACGAGGCAGCAACAGTTTCCTGCGCTGCCTCATTGGTGGGTGTTGCCGCGGTTAGGCGGGCTCGATCTCGGCGATCACGACCGTGATGCTGGCCGGCGGCTCGCCGTCGACTGCCGACTTGGTGATATAGAGCGAGCGGATCGCCGAGCCCTCGTCTTCGTTGCCGTAGACATAGGTGCCCTTGGTGTCACGCTTCTTGGTCATCTTGACCGTCAGGCCCTCGGCCTTGTCCTTCTTCGCCATCGTCATTCCTTTCGTCTGCGTCGTCATTGAACGCAGTAGGAATATACGACGCATGGTGCCTGTCGTCAATCACCTATATTCTCGAGGCACGCTTCGTCCATTTGGGCGCGTGTACGTCTCCGGGCCAGCGGGCGCGGAGATATTTACGATAAGCTTTATGGACATTATGGTGCTTGGTGAAGTCAATTCCCAAAGCCTTGTGGCGGCACCCGCGATAGAAATGGAGAGGAGGTGAAGCCGGTAGCCAGAAGAATTTGGCGATAGACTCCAGTGCTTCCGTGGCCTTATAGTCGTCACGACCGAAGCGGTACTCGACCTCGAACGCGAGGTAGCTCGCATGAAGGAATAGCCACCTGGCGTGGTTGTAGTTCTCGTTCACCCACTTCTGCGCTGGATGGTTGTTGTGCGATGGCTTATAGGGCAGCACTCCTGTGGTCGCTGTATGGTACAAATACCCACAGAGGAGTTGGACGCTCTCGAGTAGCATCTTCCTGACTCGCTTGTCATCGAGGAAGATCGCGGACAGCTGGGGATCGGGATAGGTGGCGAAGATGTTCATCGCTTTGCAAGCTCCTTCTGTCGGCGCTCGAGCTCAAAGGGCCAAGCCTCGGGGCTCACACCAATCTGGACTTCCAGCTCTTCCTGATAGTTACGAAGGAACTCGCCAAGCGCTTGCTCCATAGTCTGGCCCCTACCGACCTTATACATTCCTGGCGGCTCGGGATCGGGACGAACGAGGAAGTAGTCCTCTTCTCTGTCAACGAGGATCTTCACTGACTAGTACCTTTCGTGGATAGGGCTTCGGCATGATCGTGCTTGTTCCTGGTCGTGGATAACTCGTCTTATATACACAGATCGGGATGCTTTGGAAATGCGGATACTCCGCAACATACTTCGCGCAGATCTCCTCAGCTGTCGTCAGGTAGTCGAACACCGTGACGAGCTCATGGTTGTTGTGGGGGCAGACCACGAAATAGTGGTCGCCCCTCTGCTCGACGAACCAGCCGCGGCGTTTCGGCAAGCCGCTGTCCTTCTTCATAACGCCGGGTCCTTACGCCAGAAGCAGAGCAGGTGGATCACGATTGCTCGCGCCACCCGATACTCGATATACATCACCGCAGCCTCACGGGTCTTGTGATGAGTCTTCTCGATCATCCAGTCCGGGATCGGCGCATCACCGATGGATACAGGCTGATCGGAGTACCGACGGTCATCGACCGTGATGTAGGTCGGCGGTGGAGCGCCGCTAACCTCGAGCAACGCCTTCATGGTCAAGTCCTTCGGCGGGCCGATGATCCTCCACGCGTTCGCCTCGTGCTTCGCCGCGTCCATCACCCGACTTGTTAGCCAGAATATCACTTCGTCTTCTCCTTATGAGGTATTTCACCAGATACTTGAGGGCAAGCTTCACGAGCTCCTTGTAGAGCACGTAGACCGTGAGCAGGATCATCACCTGCCACAGAGGTACCTCGGTCTTGAGCCAGCTCACGACATAGTCTCGAGTGCCTTACGCCGAACCTCAAAGAATACAGCCGGCTCAATCGACCGATAGGTGAGGTACTTCTGCACGTCCTCAGGCTTCAGCTTGTCTAGCTCGATCTCGGTCTTTACGGTATAACCCGTCCAGATGGTGATCGACTGAAAGCTGTAGTCCTCGAAGATGCCGAAGTGAGTCTCCCAGGAAGTGCCGCGATCATCATCGTCTTCCCAGGTGCCGAAGTATGGTAGGCGGATCAGAACACTACCATCGGGCTCGACCTTCAGCCACTCGACAGCATTCGTCAGGTCCACAGTACGAACAGCTGTGACTCGGTCGCCATAGTTGCCTGTGACCTGGTAGTTGTCCCGACCATGCTTGTGCCTTACAAGGTCACCAGGCTTGAGTCCCTTGAAATCAGTCGGGGTCATTCAGGCCTCCTATTGTAAAGGAACTTGTCGTCGTCCCGAAGGTCGTCGTAGTCTCGTGCGCTCAGAAACGGCTTGAGTCGACCATCGTCGAACCGCTGAAGCGTCGGGTCTTCCGTCGACTCGGTGACCTCGATCACGATCATGTTGTGAGGCTCCAGCAGTTTGTTCAACCATGAGAGCATTGAGTCTGGCCGCGATCGACTCGGCACAGACATCTTGACGGTCAATTGCTTGGGCATGTCAGCTCCTCGGGATATAGAAGGTGAACTGCAGTGTACGGCCGCACCTCGTGCAGTGATCGAGGTACTCCTTATGGATCGTCATCCAGGGACCCACAGGAGTGCCGTCGAGCTCGGTCGTCTGGTGACGGTGCAGACCGAGCATGCAGAGAAGGGGCTTCTTCATGCGTCCATCTCGAAACGGTTGCCGTAGGTGTCGAACAGGTCGTTCTCGTCCACGGTTGCCAGAATGGCGTTGTTCTTGTGCGGGTTCACCAGGTGCAGTCGCCCGGTGTTCGCGTCGGGGTGGCCCGCGTACGGCCGGCGCAGCTGAAGCGTCGGTGTACGCAGGACCTTACTGATCTTCGTTCTTGACAACGGGTTCCTCCTTCTTCGCCGGCAACAGGCTGCCGATTGTTCCCAGGCGGTGACGCTGGTGGGTATCCTTCGTCACCTTCGGCTTGTCAGGCTTTCTCATCTGCTTCCTCCTTCACGCCGTTGCCAATCCTGGTCAGCGGCGCCATGTACTGGTCGGTCTCGAAGTGCGAGAAGACGATGCTCGCCGCCTCGAACCATGCTGCGTCTGTGGCGATCTCCTCCTGCACCGCCTTCCACATTGCCCAGCCGATCGCGCCGGCCGACGTGCGGCTGAAGTCGTTCCAGGCCTCGAAGTGCTCCCGAGCAAGCTTCAGCTCCTCGATTGCATAAGCCACATACAGGGCATGTAGTTTCGGGTTCTCGACGCGGAAGTCACGCAGGAACCGACGTTCGTTGCCCACAGACCCGTCCGGGTTCGCGGTCATCTGTTCGAGCTTGCTCGCGCCGCTATTTTTGACCTTCGGGGTCTCTGGCTTGGATAATGTGCGGAACGCCGAGCTGACTGCGTCGTGGACTCGCTGCGCATCCTGATGAGTGAACAGCGCGGTCGGCTCCTTGTCCGCATACCGCTTGAGAACCATGAGTGCCATGGACAGCTCCTGGCCTTCGGGAGGCTTGGTAATGTCGAACGGCGGGACCTCGCGCTCCTCCGAGTTGGTACCCGAGAACATCGAGATCGTGATGTCCATGCCCGAGAAGTTGAAGTAGGCACGGTTGAACCGGGTGTGATCGATCTCTTCGGTATCGGGAAGAGTCAGGTGATACCGCGGGCGCTTGCCGGGTAGCGGACCTCGCGGAAGGGATAGCCCCTCGTCGAGCGCAGCAAAGAGTGCCGCGATCAGTTGGTTGGGATTGTCGATTGCTGTGGTCACGTACGGTCTCCGTGTCATGGTTGACGACACAATGTACGACGAAATGGTTATGGATGTCAATCGCCCGAATACTCGACGGCCTGAGTGCGGGCCTGAGGGTGCCTAACGACATTACGTAAGAGTCAAATACCCAATCTGTACAAGAAAGGACCAGGTACGTGATACACGGCCACCCGTCGGTTTTTGGGACGGGCGGTGTGTCAGAATGGGACGGGGTCAGCGGGCGTAACGCGAGCGCACAATCCAATCACGAAGACATTTGCGATTGCGATCAGCGATCATGCGAAGGCGTTGCGTTTCGCGATACGCATCAACGTGGGCACAAGGCGTTGTGGGTACATGATCGAACATAACAAATCCTTTCAATGCGACAGGTACGTGCAAACGATCATCGTTGCGCATACACACGTTACGACATAGGCGATTAAGATTTGATTAACACGCATCGATAAATCCTTATGAAATGTCGCGCGCGCCTATTGACGTTCGCGCGACGTGCGAGGTTCAGGCGTCGTGCATTTCGTTGTTGATGACGACGGCGGACGCGTCGGGCGTTGCGATCACGCGCGATTTGCGAGGCGTGCGCGTTTTCGCGTTGCGCTTGTTCGCGCGTTCGAGTTTCGCGCGATACGAGGCGTCGAAATGCGAGCGGACGTCGTCGTATTGCGATTGCGTGAAAATCCACGACGCGTTGCGTTCGTGAATGTGCGCGAACTTTTCGCGAAGGATGACGCGCATTTGTTTCGTCGTGCGCGTGAAGGTTGCGTCATTGCGCACGATGTCGTCGTGCAAGGTTTTGAGCGCGATCGAAGGCGTTTCGTTGTTCGATTTCGCGTTGCGCTTTGCGTTCGTCATTTCGTTCATTCCTTATTGCGTCGTGCGTCATTGCATCGACAATCATCACAATAACGTCATTGTGTTAAGACGCAATAACGAAAGATAGTTAATACGCGTTAACTGCATTTTTATTTTATGGTTAAGAAATCGCCCTGGCGCCGTTAACGTTAATGGGAATGGTTAACGGAATTAACCTTATCTGTTAACGTTACTACATATGGTTAACGAGATCTTAACGTTTGGCGCATCGGTCCCACAGCGGCACTACCCGAAATCGGCCATTGCTACCCGCCCATATGGCTATTGAGCTACCCAGCTACACAGATAGACGGCTATGCAGCTCGGGCCTACGGCTATACAGCCTACCAAGCTATACAGCATGAGAGGTCTAACGCGTTAACGTTAATAGATATGGTTAATGGTTTGGCCTCCGTCCATATGACCCATCCACCTATACAGCCCAGCACCCGTCTGTCTGCACTCTGCTACCTGCATTACGCACCTACGCAACTACGTCAGGGCCGCTCTGAGAATGGCTCCGGCTGGTATTTTCATGGACTGTTTGGCATAGACACCCATGGTCTTGTCCACCTACGTACACGCGATATAGTCATATATTGGTCTTTTTATGTAGTTTTTTATTGATTGTTATGGCCATCTGTTTCTAACGCTATATCCGTTCCCATTTGCCCGTTTTAATACAGCTGGCCACGTGAGTCGTGAAAAAGCTCGACGATTAGACGCATGTGTCGCTAATACAAACGATCAAATCGTGAGATTTTTCACGGTGAGTTGACAGACAGCATTTCGCCGTATATAATGCTTCCATTGACCATTCCACGAAGGTAGAAGACAAGCAATGTCAAAGTCACCGAATAAAGGGCCCGTGAGTAAGTTCAACGTCCCACAGATTGATGAGCTCGACTATCACCTACTCCTCGATACTCTCTATGAAGATGTGTTCCAAGTGAACGCAGCCGCTACTGCTCGTACTCTCGGTGTATCAATTCCGACTGTCGGCAGAATGCTAAAACGACCGCCGGGCAACGGGCGGCAATGGTGGTGGCCTTTCGTCTTGCGGATGATAATCATCCACTACTATAAAGACATGAAGGACTCATCCCACAAGAAGGTCCGCGTTCGAGCTCAGCGGATCATGACACGGATCAAGCGTGCAGGCGTGCAAGGAATGATGGAGGAATTGGAGATCGAGCAGGTGCAGAGCAGCGGCGCTACGCGGTTCCTTGCTGCACTCATACTCGATCAACCCGGGCAGTTCATTGAAGTCTCAGAGCTCAAGAAGCAAGGAGTCCGAGGCGCATACAGCATGAGGACTCTTCGCCGCGCAGCCGATCGGTTGGACCTCATCAAGGACAAACGCGGCGACGAGATGATTTGGCGGTTCGCAGACATGAGCGAGACCGACGACGATTAACGGCGAGGCCTGCTGTCGATTTCCTCGGCGCGACGGAACAGCTGCCGCAACAGTCCAGCCAGAGGGTCAGCCTCCTCGGCGAACAAGTCGGACAGACGATTGTTCCAATGCTCACGTTCATAGCGACCCGCGCCGGCTTGATCGAGCACATGGCGGGACAGCGACGTGAAGAAAGTCAGGATGCACCCGCCGCACAGCATGCGTTCTGCGGCCTCTGTGGGATCGAGGTGCGGGTTCTGGGCGATCGCTTCGAGGCGTAATGCCTCCCACACCTTCTCGATGACGGGCATCATGCGGTCGCGGTCGAAATGAAGCAGCTTCTCCTCACGGTCATCATACGAGTTGCCGCGGAGATCAACGGTTGGTACGGGCATGTCAGTTCTCCATCGCGTCATTGCGATGCGGACATTATACACAATGCGGGTCCACCTCGCAATCACCTTAATTCTGCTTTATTCTCGTGCGGACATTATATCGCCGTCAGAGGCGTGCAATGCGTTCGCGCATCGTACATGCGACGCAACCCGATCAACGCCTGCGGCACGCCGTATGCGCCTCGTTTCATGCCCGCGAATATGCGTCATGACGCGCGATGACACGCGCACGATCATAGTCGTGGCCTCTTTACGGTTCCATCGCCCGTGACGTAAGCATGGACATATGTGCCCTTGCTCATCGAGGTCTTCATGTGGCGGGTTATCATCCACACGTTGAGATAGCCGATGGGATGCTCCATGATATGGGTTGCATTCCAGCCGATGGCCTTCATCTTCTCGACCTGAGCTTTCTGCTCTGCCGTGCAGACTTCATCCATATAGGATATGTCGAAGTCGGGCTTGAGCTCTTCGGGCTCGTCGTCCGGCTCAGGTTGCTTGAAGTCCTGTTCCATCATTGTCCTCCGAGGAATTTGTCGACCATCCGACGTGAGAAAGGATCACGGATCCACCCGTGGGCGATGCAGCGCTTCATGATCGATATGACCGTGAGCCGGCCGATGTTCGGCAGTCGCATCAGGTGGTGAGCCGGGTTGTCCATGTTCAGGCCCGTCATGATGTCAGCCCATGTCGCGGCCTTCGGTCCCCATGTGTACGACATCATGGCTTCGACCTCACGGCCCTTGAACCCGCGTTCATGCAGGTAGGCGATAATCTGCGGGCGGCCTTCGATTTCGGGGTCGATCGGATGAGGCGTACGGAACATATCCGCAACAGTCATCACCTCGGCGAGATAGCGCTCGTTGATGGTGTTCATGAAGAGCTGCTCGAGTCCTTCATAGACGATAGCCCGTTGGGCATCGCTGAGCTCATAGGTCTTATTCCCAATCATGGGTCATCTCCTTGGTTTCGTGATTGATGGTCGTGGACAGGACGGGCCGACCGCGAACGTAGATCTTCGTGCTCACGGTGGTGGACTCATCATCGCCCGATACAGCCCAACCCGAATTGGCCTGCTCATAAGCCTTCTGGCCGTACTTGGCTATGATGATGTCTTTCTGGGCAGCGTATGCCCGATCCTCGTCAGTGAACGCATAGTTCTCGACGGGGCCCTGGTCGATGAGCTCGAAGCAGGCGTTGGTGAAGTCGTCGAGGTTGTCGTCCTCGACATCGTTGGCCTTACCGTATAGGTGCAGCGCGGAAGACAGCAGAGCGATCACAGGATCCTCAGCGGGATGACCGCCGATGGGAACGATCAGCTCAGCGGCCCTGTGGGCACGGACCTTGGCGATCAGTGCTTCGAATGGTTCGTCGATCATTGGACTGTCTCCGTTCCGCGTGAGATTGCACGGTCGAGGATGCGTTGATCCGCGGTCTTATCGGCTTCGAAGACATGCAGCATATAATCGCGCTGCATGGTCTGCGCAGTGCCGACCGCATCCTCGTGATCGTCGGTGTAGCACGCCATGGCTTCGGCGCGTTCAGGCAGCAATCCTTTGTAGGCGATGCGCCATTCGCCGATGTCGCTATTCCAGCGGGCGGTGACATTGGGCAGCTTTGCAACTGCGGTTTTGACATCCTTGATCTTCATGGCGTCAGGCCTCCGGCATCAGAGGGATGGTGAGGGTGATATCGTGGACGGTGTCGGTGAAGATGTACCAATCATCGTCAGACCCGATCTCGGCGCGGAAGTTGTAGACGGACGTATCAGCCGACGAGCCGAACGCACCGACGAGCAGGCGGACGGTGATCGTTTCGTCAGCATGAAACTCGACGCGGGTATTGTAGGCGTCGGTGAAGTAGCGAGCGAACTCGGCGGTCAGGTATTCGGTCGGGGTCATCGGTCGGTCCTTCGTTATCGCGGCGCGTCATTGCGTTGCGATGCGTCATTATACGACGCACGGCTCTCAGCGGGAAACGTTTTATTCCGTCTTATTCTCTACCCGCATATGTAACAAAGGATGACGCGCTTGGCCATATAGGCCACGTCTTCCGCAGCCTTGTTCTCGCCGAACGCCATGACGACGTGCTGATGGAAAGTCTTGGCGGCCTGGATGGCGTCGAAGCAATCAGACCCGCAGTTCGAGTCGATCGGCATGGATTTCATGTCACGATCCTCGTCAGCCGTGGTTGCAGCATTCGGGAACGTGGCTTTGTAGAATTCGAGGACGTTCATTGCGGGTCTCCGTGCGTTGTCGATGACGCATCATGCGACGTGCGGACCCGCGATGCAATACGCTTATTCCGTCTTATTCTCAATCGAGCATTGCTGCCATACGACCTTCGACCCATGCAGTCTCTAGCATGGATCGCAGGTGATTGGCCGTTTCCTTATCGAGCCCCTCCATGACCATGGATCGAACACCCACAGAGCTGACGTGAATTACGGCATAGCCGTCGGACTTCGGCTTGCCTCGCTTCTTGGGTGAGTACACCCGATACGGCTCAGCGTCCTCCACAGCTTTGCGCTGTGCGTGAGCCCGCAGCTTCGCAGGATCATGCTTGTCCATGACAAGGCTACGGGCTCGTGGCATTACAGTCTCCTCAGTCTCATGAAGCGTTTGCGTTCGCCATGTTTATCACGGAAGTACGCCCACAGCAATGATCCGTCTTCCGCCTGCACGAACTCAATCTTACCGAAAGGCAGTTGGTGGGAGTAGGTACGTGGCTGTGCAGCTCTGGCCCTTACCCACCTACGTAGCTCTGGGATCGTCAGCTCAGTCAGCCGACCGGGATGATCGACTACGTGAGACTGCTCGATGATCCAATCGGTCATCCTCCCTGCCTTTCGTCGTACGGCTCACCGCGTTCGGCGCGTTCGCTGGCTTCTGCCTGCATCATTCGCCGCGTCAAGGATGGTTCCTCGAACTTCGGTTGAAGGTTCACGTCTCCCTTGGCGATGAGCTCGCCTTCCTCGACCAGAGGATCCTGCAACTCGGACTTGCGCTTAGCGTAGTCTTTGCGTGCCCTCTCCTCGGCGTCAGGACCAGAGAAGTAGTGTCCCCAGTAGAACTCCTTCGGCGTGCGAGTGTGCGGCAGCCGATTGAAGCGATGGGTGACGTACTCACCCGACTGATCCTTACGCAGGATCAGACCACCCGGCTGCGTAGCGTGATCGCCGCGGGTGTAGCAGATTTCGACGGTTTCCTTGGTCATGATGCGTCTCCAATGATGTTGATGATCCGCTCGGCATACTGCTCGAGCTCATGGCCTTCCATGTGATCGAGGTTCGAGAAACTGCCGCCCTCGAAGTCATCGGTGATGAGGTTGAACTGATCGGCTGCAATCTGCAGTCGTGCTTGCTGCTCCATGATGAGCGGGTCGTTCGGGTCGAGGCGCTGGGCTTCATGCACCAACATCTCGGCCAACCTGCACAGGAAGTACCCGCGCTTATGCGTGGTGTCGAGCTTCATGTCATACTCCCAATAGCTGCTTGACCTTCTTCAGGTCCTTCGGTCCGAATGCCCAGCCATACGCCGGCTTGACGTAGTTCGATGCACGCAGCAGTGCTCGTGCGGACATCGGCGTGACAGCCGTTCCCTTCACGAGCTCCGACACAGGCACGTAGCCCGAAGGCACAGGAGGCTTCTTCGCGATGCGTTCCTGCTTCGCCTTCGACTGTGGGACCGTGATCGTTTCCGTCACGACAGGCTCAGGCTTCGGGTCCCACACGCCACGACGGAACACGGGGATCCATCGCAGATAGTCAATAGGCAGACGATACGCAGCCTCCTCAGCTGTGAACTCGTGAGCCAGGATCGCATCGATCTGGTAGCTGCGCAGCTTGATGCCCGAGTCGAGGCGCAACTCGTAACCGACACGGACTGCACCTTCGTCGCCCATGATAAGCTTCAGCCAGTGCTTAGCCGCGTAGCACGAGTAGAACCCGACGCAGTGAACGCGAGCATGCTCCTCGCCTTCCATCATCCTGATCGCCGTGATCGCGAAGCACGTCGGCTTGCTCGGGTTGCTGGGGAATGGGTCAGGCAGCATCAGCCAACCTCCATTCGACCGGATCAGCGCAGTGCTGCACGATCAGGCCTTCCTGCTCGAGTTCGGTGAGTGCGCCGTAGAAGCGGATGGGCGACACATTGGCATCGCGCATCAGGTCGGGCATTGGAGTCGGGAACGACCGGACGGTGCTGAACACCTTCCACTTCTCATCGGTCGTTGGGCGCAAGAGCTGCGCAAGGCTTTGAGCTTGCATCATCGTTAGTCTCCATCGCGTGATTGCGATACGGGCATTATGCGATATGCGGGCGATGGTGTCAATCACCCGCATACCACTTTATTCTATCTCTCGGGGGTGTCGTACTGCGCGATCTCACCGCACAGCCTGTGGATGGTTTTGTCCCGGGCATGCTGGAAGCCTCGGCCTCCAGGCAGTGGTCGGTTGAGTTCGGCCTTGAGCTCCGTGACGTATCGCCAATAGGTCACGTCAACCTTCTTCATGGTCTCCATGCCCCGAAGATCTTGAGCGGCGAACCCGAGAAGCTGCAGTTATAGCTTTCGCCGATGGTCCACCATTCGCCGTCGATCTTGAAGTCGAACGGAACACGGATCTCTTCGAGGACACCGCGCTTCAGCTCGTTGCCGTCCCAGTCCTCCGCGATGATGAGCCGGCCGTACAGCTCAGTGCGCGGACCGGGTTCGGGTATGTCGGTATAGTTCCCATCGTTGTTGGGTACCTCCGGCTTTCCGAGCTTCTTCACGAACTCGATGCACTGCTCGGGATCGGACGACTCGAACAGCTTGTCGATGTCGTTGCCCACAGCAGGGTCGGGGTTCGGCACGAGGAAACCGATCTTGATCGGCCCGCCCATGAAGGCATAGAGGTTGTCAACTCCCAGCCGCTTGTTGGCGGCCAGGATGACATCGGATAGCAGGCCTGACCTGCTGCGATCGACTTGAACCATTATCCGTTCCCCAGGAGGTTGCGGCGAAGCTGCTGCTTCGCGCCGTGATCGACGCCGCGGAAGAAGGCATCGCTGTTGAGCGCCTTCGGCCCAGCCGACTTGCGAACCCGAAGCCGCACGTTCAGGACCCGTGCCATATAGTCCTGATTTCCTTGCGCCTCTGTGGTCGTCAACGCGACGAGCGCGCGGGCGTTCTGGTTTGTCAGCAGCGCCTGCTGGGCGGCGCCTGGGAGGAAGTGATGCGCCGCGTCGTACATTTCACAGCAACGGCGGTAAACCTCCGAGCCGGCGCCGTTCATGAACGAGCGTCCCAGCCCCGTGCGACGAGCCTCGACCTGGATCGAACGCAGCACCATCACGCAGATCGCGTGACACATAGCCAGGTTGTGCTTCTCGCCGATGATGGTGATCGTATGTGTCCGTCCCTTCGCGGTCGAGTACCACTTGCAGTAGTACAGCTTGGTGATCCCGGACAGGACGTTCTCCGACCACGGACGACGCTGAACCTCGAGCGTGACGTGTCCGCGCTCGATCTGCTTCTCCTGGGTGTCGAGCTGTGCCCGTTCGATGTTGTACTTGAGCATGAGCTCGTGAGCCTTGGCGTTGAACGCCTGTGCTTCCTGCTCGGTGCAGGCCGTGTTGTTCGCCTTCGCGAGCAGGGCCTGAATCTTCTCGATGATAGTCATGGATGCAATCCTCCAATGGCCAGACGTGATTGCCTGACGAACGCAATATGAACGAATGGCACGCGGACATCAACTGCCCGCGTACCAGTCATTTCTCAGTCGGGCAATTTCTCGACGATGAGTGGACCGTGCTCGTCCACCTCGACCCATTGCTCGTACTTGTTGCGTGGGTAGCGAAGCTTCACGCGGAGTCCGGACGGGGCCCACTCAACGACACTCGCCTCGTAAGGCTTATGACGCAGGCTGTCCGAAGCCCGGAGAAGGTATCGCCCCGCCGCGTTGTCGTGCGGATTGAGTACCTTCTCAGCCATGTTACTTGCCTCCCTTGAGGATCGCCTTGATGTCGGCCGCGGCCTTCTTCGGGAATGTCCAGCGATCCTGACCCTTGGTGTGGAGCTTGGCCAGCTTGTCCTCGTGACGACGAAGCTTCGCACGTCCGACCTTGGGATCGATGCCGAGCTCGCGGCACAGGTCGGCGACGGTGACCTCGTTGGGGTCCTTTTCCTTCGCCGGCTTCGCAGCACGCGCGGCCTTCTTGTCGGCGATATGCTTCTCCTGGCGCTTCGCCTTCTCCGGGTCCTTCTTGGCATCGACCTTGCCCTTCGGTTCGTTGCCCTTCTTGCGAGACTCGGCTTCTTCCTTGATCGCACGCTTCTCCTTCTTGGAAAGCTTGACCTTGGGCTCGGCGTCCTTCTTCGCCTTGGCCTCTCGCTTCTCGCCTTCACGCTGCATCTGCACAGCGAGCCGGCTGTTGCGCGCCATCGTGTCGGTCTCCAGGCCGCGGGCGAGTGATGCTCGACCCTTGGTCTTCGGCTTGTCAGGCTCGGACGTGTTGGCGATGTTCTTCGCCATCGCACCCTCGGGGTCGAGGAGCGACTTGATCTCGGGATCGGTCGTCTCCGGCTTGGCGTCGATCTTCGCACCGGGCAGTGCATCGACAAAGCCGTCGGCCTCGAACTTGGTGATCTGGCCGATCAGCGCTTCCTGGGAACCCTTCCAGGATTTCAGCGGGTTCTTGCCTGCGTTGACACGCAGACGGTTGAGCTTATCGAAGTCACTCGACATGGTTGACAGTCCTTCATCACGCGAGGCATTATTGCGTCGCGATCATGAATGTACCATCATGGCGATATGGCGTCAATCGCCTATTTTCTCTTGGGGGATTTTCTGGCCTTCTCTTCGTCGTCAACCTCAGGCAGCGACCAAACAGTGACACCTTTGCGCTTCGACTTATCGACGCCCATCTTCTTTGCAGCCTTGTCAAGCATCTTCTTCGGGATGCTCCGTTTGTCTGCCATCCTATACAGCTTGGCCTCGTCGAACTCGACGCCGATGATGTTCGCTTCAAGGAACTCCATCGCATCCTGCATGGACTCACCCTTGTTGCCCGAGGCTCGTGCTTCGGACGCAGCATCCATCACTTCCTGTGCGGTCAGGTTCGAGAACCCAGCAAAAGTCAGCTCTGACCTATCACCCTTCGTGCCTTCAATAGTGTATGATAGCGCAGGCGGCTGCGGAGCGTAGTTGATCTTGGTGACAGCAACGACTCGGGTATCCGTGTCAGCGGGGTCCACACCCACTGACATGACGACTCGCGCTGTTCCTGAGAATGCGATCGACCCCTGTCCGCGGTACATGGCTGAACCCGAACCCTTCGTGAGATGTCGGATGACGAGAACAGCGCATCGAAAGTCTCGGGCAAGCTCATAGAATTTACCGAAGGCCTGTCGAGACTCGGAAGCATTGTGGGTATCAGCTCGTCCGATATAGGCATTGAGAGTATCGAAGCAAACGAGGGAAGGCTTGACTTGTTCCATGAGCTCATAGATCTCATCCATTGCATCGTCGTCATCGATGGTGAAGCCTTCTTCGATCTGGAAATAGTTATCCATGTTCTTGAAGCCATTGTCCTCGAGACGAGGTTTAGTGACAGTTGCTCGTGAGTTCTCCATGTCGAAGTACAGCACAGGACCTTGATGCTTAGGCTGTCCCTTCCTATAGGACGGCAACCGTTTGCCCACAGCAATCGAGCCGGCGACGACCTGAGCCAGGTAGCTCTTCCCAAGACCGGGATCGCCTTCGAGGATCGTGACCTCGCCTTTGGCGAGATAGGGATACCACAGGAAGTCGATCTCCTCGCGTACCACGTCCTTCATCGCGGTGAGACTGAACCACGACTTCTTCTCGTCGTGACTCTCTTCCTCGTCGGACTTCATGTGACGCTTATCAGCGCCCTTGGGCTTTTCCTTGAACTGATGCTCGACGATCTTCTCGATCTCACGCCTCAGCTGTTCGTCTTCGCTGCGTCGACCGGCGAACTTGTTCCACACCGAACGCTTGACCAAGGCCAGTGCTTCTTCGCAGGACATGCCTGCCTCGATGCAAACGTTCTCAAGCTTCCATAGCATTTCGCTTCGATCATGGCCGCCTGTAATCTTCTTGGCCATGAGCTCACGGCGTGCCCACCTAGGTAGCTTGCTCTCATATTCCTGGAATACCTCGGCAGCTGACAGCTTTGATGCGTCCTTCTCCTCTTCCTCTTCGGGAAGGAACGACTCGATGCGCTTCGCTGACCACTTCGGTCCGTCATCCCACAGGACGCGAACGCGCGGCTGCGACTTATATTTGTAGTTATGGGTACCGGGGAAACGCAAGACCTGAGTCAAGTCCCAGCCACCGTGATCCGCTTCGACCATGTAGGTCAGGCGTCGGTTCATCGACTCGGAGAACTGACCACTCTTGAGAACCCAGATGCCGACATAACGACCGGGTGACGACTGTATAGCAATCGTCGGCTTGGGCTTGATCTCTTTGGGATCAGCGAAGTCGAGATCAGCATACAGGACGTTCGGCAATACAGCTTCACCCTTCTGTCGAACGCGACGGTTGAACCCGTGCGGACAGAAGTAGATGTCTTTATCGGCATGCTCGCGTAGAAATTCCTTCACCTGTGGGAACTCCTCGCGAGAGAAGAACCAATCCTTCCATTTGCCTGCACCTGATTTTGTCGAGATGCAGAAGAACTTACCAGGCTGTTGTGCCCAAATGTCAAGAACGATCACGCAGCCTGCTCCTGTTTCAGGCGTTCGACTTCGTCCTTGTGAACGAACTTCATCCGACCTACGCTTTTCACCGCGACCTTCCCTCTAGCGATCCTTTGCAGGAGCGCCTTATAGTTTATTCCCGTCTCGGTCGCAGCGACCTCCACGGTACAGTACCCATCCAACGTTTCCAAGGAAAACCCCCACGGTTGACAACGGCGTGAATTGTCGAGTATAACGCCGTTGTCGAACCGAGTCAACAGTGGGGTATGGCACATGATGGTAATTGAAGGCATGGACAACTCGGGCAAGTCGACACTCGCCCAAACGTTGGCCGATCATATGGGACTCTTCATCCAAGAAAGTGAAGGACCGCCTCTGTCGGCAGAGGAAATTAACGAGCGGGTGGATCGATACGAGACGATGGGATTGAACTACCTGTTCGTCCGTCACCCGGTGATCTCGAACGGCATCTATGGTCAGGTGAGGGAAGAGGGTGACCCGATCACACCCGGCCGCCGCATGATCTTCTACGATGCGAAGCCGCTGCTCATCTACTGCGACGCCGGCACTCGTGGCCTCGGCTCGCACGTCGAGAAGGCTCACGACACAGCGAAGCATCTCGAGGACATCACCAACAACTACAATAAGCTCCTGTTCCTCTACCGCACTTGGGCTGCGGAGCGGGCACACTTTGTCTATCGTATCGGCGATGACGTAGACGAGTTCTGTGCGACGGTTGCCTTCGCATATCACTATCGCTTCTCCAACTAACTGAAAGGAAAGACCATGCGGTATACCCACCGGCATGCGGATGGCGGCCTCTACAGCTATCAAGGTCCGCAAGCAGGCAAGGACGAGTCGACCGGTGAATGGATCGACGGCGTCTGCTATATCAGCGCCGAAGACGGCAAGCCTCGATGGACATCGAAGAAACGGTGGAACGAACGCTTCACCGAATTGCCCGAGGCCGAGGTTCTCCATGTTCAGATCGAGCATCGCGAGAACGTCGAGACCGGCGAGGTCGTCGAGTACTCATTCCGGCTCGAAGAGACCGGCGACGTTCGGCATATGCTCATCTCCGCCTCGACCGTTGCCGGCAAGAGTCGTGACTTCTTCGTCGAGCAGGTACTCAAGGCTCAGGCTGACATGGTCATCAAGGGTCTGCACGTTCGCAACCTCGATGACGTGCCGGACTTCATGGGCGACATCGAACGGTTCCACCAGAACTTCGGCCTCGAGTATAATGGCAAGCCGCGCATGCTCCCACAGGGTCTGTTCGATTTCCGGCACAAGTTCCACGTCGAGGAAACGACTGAATACGCCGACGAGCAACCCAAGCTCGCAGATGCTGTCAAGCGCAGCGATGATCGGGATATCACCAACAGCCTTGAGCTTCAGCTCGATGCGCTGGTCGACTCGGTCTATGTCATCCTCGGCACTGCGTACCTGCAGTTCGGTGCGAAGATCTTCAACAAGGCATGGGCGCGCGTGCAGGCGGCTAATATGTTGAAGGTTCGGGCCGAGGCCGACTCGGATGCGCGGTCTCACCGCGACACCAAGTTCGACGTGGTGAAACCCGATGGTTGGGTTGCGCCGGATCACCGTGACCTGGTCGCCGATCACGATCACAAGATCTACGTCAAACCTGGACAGTTGAACCCGGGCGCCGGAAGTGATACACAGGTCGTTCCGACAGCGCAATAGGAGGTACCGATGGAACAGAAGCAGAAGGCCTACGTCGCCAGCAGGGCGAAGAAGGTCGTCATCCCGAAGCTGCCGTACAGCAACCGCATCAATCGCTGGACCGGTAAGCCCCACGAGCACAAGCGGGAGATCGCTCGTCGACTCCGCCAACAGCAGGCCAGGTAAATGAAGAACGAGTGGATCGACATCGTAACCAAGCTGTCGCTGAAGAAGGGCGATATGTTCTCTGGGTGCCGCAAGATCATTCAGGGATACCGCTTCACCTTCCACGACCTGTGGGACGCTGAAGATCCACTCGTGATGGAGGACGCCGGCTACACCAAGTCGAAGATGGCGCACCTCGTCCGTGGCTATGTCCATGAGGAGTCGATCGCAGCAGCCATTATGCTGTGGAACATCAGGCGAAAGAAGACTAGTTACGGCTCGGTTGGCTTCACATGCTACAACCACTTCCTCAAGAACGATGCGGTGAAGAAGTCGAAGCGTGCCTCGGTCATGGGTCCTTGTATCCAGGCCGTGACGATCACTCAGCACAAGGGGAACAACAGCAAGGGCACTGGCGGCAAGTACTCGATTGATTGCTTCTACCGCACTACGGAGCTTCTGAAGAAGTTTCCCGCTGACTTGATCTTCATCCGTGACGTGCTGCTGAAGGACTTCGACTTCAGCGGTATGGAGTTCGGGGGCATCACTTTCCACTTCGCCAACATCACTGTCCACCCTCAGTATTTCGTGACGGCTATCCCGCACATGGATGACCCCATCGAGGTACTCGAACGTATCCGCAAGAGGGATCAGTATTTCTTCGACTGGATCGTTAAGTGGACTGCGCGGTACCTGTGTCCCGAACACTACCGCGGCATCGCCAAGTTCGCACAGGCTCTTCGGGTGAAGGACCATGCAGACGTCGCCATCAAAGGCAAGCGTCGCAAGAAGCTCATCGAGTATCTCAACGAGCATCACCCCGGATACAAGAACGACTACGTAGACCCAGATGGAGACGACGAATGAGAGCCTATGAGTTTGAGAACTTCTCGAAGGCAATCGAGCAGGCCTCGTATTATCTTCAGTACCGCAGCAACGTCGTGCACTCGGCGCGTTGGCAGGGAGCTGACATCGCTAACCGCCCAGAGATGGCGACGCACGAGGTGACTCACGTCTCGTTCTGCGTCAACATGGGAGCGATGAATGTACCCGCTACGCCGGGCATCAGCGTCGGCGGTGACATCGGTGTGCTCGCCGAGGACATCAAGCCCAATCTTCCCTGGGCGGACAATCACTTCGAGGAACGAGTCAGCGGTGCGCCGATGAACCCGGGAACCGAATGGGCCAACTGGCCCTACGGTAAATCCGCGGCGGGGTTCCTCAAGGACGGCAAGTTCAATCATAACTATATGGAACGATACTGGCCGAAGTTCGCAGGAATGATCGAGGCACCGACGACCGACAAGGCTGACTGGGAAGAGAAGTTCGACCTGCTCGGCTGGGAAGCGATGCCGACGACCGAGCCGCGGGTTCAGCCCAACTTCGGGATCATGTATCAGTATGGGGACCTCAACGATGTCATCCGTCTACTATGCGAGGACCCCTATACTCGCCAAGCTTACCTTCCAGTCTGGTTTCCTGAGGACACCGGCGGGGGCGCGAAGCGTGCGCCGTGCACTATCGGATACCACTTCCTTATGCGGGATGGGCGTCTTGATGTCAACTACCATATCCGAAGCTGCGATTTCGTCAGGCACTTCCGTGATGACCTCTACCTTACCGCCAGGCTCCTCCTGTGGGTTCTCTACAAACTTCGAGAGATTGATGACCGATGGAATGATGTCCTTCCCGGCAAGTTCATGATGCAGATCGGCAGCCTGCATATCTTCCGCAACGACTATCTCATGTTGTTCGGCCCCAAGGTAGCGAAGGATCGGTGATGACGAAGAAGCAAGTTCCCACAGACGACAGCATCCATTGGACGACGGCCTATAACATCGGTGACTCCGTCATGATCGACGGCAGTCAGGACATCAAGGCTGTCATCCTCGCAGTCGTCATTCGAGGCACCGGCCGCAACGTCAACTACGACGTAGCCTGGTTTCACAACGGCTCGTCCTACTCGGCCTGGATCGAGGAGTGGAGGATCCTGCCATGGGAGGACTGACAGAGCAGACCTACCACTTCGGTAGCGGCATACTCATCTGTCCCAACGGCGATGAGTACAAGGTTACCGACATCACCATAACCATCGGGCCGCCCATCGAGATAATTGAGGGCGGTCAGGTAGTTCGCCAGGAACCCGGCCGCGAACCAACGCGGATAACCTTCACGGAGTTGAAAGATGGGACGGATCAGCAGACAGACGATGTTCATGGACATGGCGAGGGCAGCGGCAAGACGATCGACCTGCTTCCGATTGAACGTCGGGGCGATAGTGACCAAGGACAATAACCCGGTTGCGGTCGGCTGGAATGGTGCACCTGCGGGAATGCCGCACTGCGCCGGCAATGACTGCCCGGGCGTCATCCCAGGGAACTGTGGGACACTGCACGCGGAGGTCAATGCACTGAAGAAGGCGGAGGCTCTGCTTCCCCGGGCGCCGGGTGTTGATCTCTACACGACGCACTCGCCGTGCATCGACTGTACGAGGTTCATCATCGAACCCGCTGGTGTGTACGTGCTGCGTCTCTTCTTCGAGATACCATACCGCAACACCCAGCACCTCGGGATGCTTGAAGGCAAAACGGAAGTTTACGAGTTGACGCCGGCAGGTTATATTGTCGAGTACTTCACCCGCCGCGTAGTGGAACTCCCGTGAAACGATCCAAGCAAATTATGGTTGTGGGTGAACACTCACAGATTAACCCCCGCGCCAAGTCTCTGTTCTTCGATGCACTGACTGACGCGGGGTTCAACACCGAGAAGATCTCTTGGGTGAATGTGCTGAAGGAGCCGCCACCCGAGGGCAAGAACATCACGAAGACGATGATTAAAGCCAACCTCGATAGACTCGAGCGGCGCATCGAGAAACGTGACCCCAAGTATATGATCCTCTTGGGTAACACGCCCCTTCAGGCGATCACCGGGGCGGCGGGCATCAAGAAAGCACGAGGCAAGCCGGTGCTGCGTGACAAGCGCATCGTGCTACCCGTCAATCACCCGAACCTTGCGTTCCACGACGAGAATTATGAAGACACGTTGGCCGCTGATCTCGCCCGCTTGAAAGAGTGCGTCGAGTTCGGCGGTATCCCCGAGGAACGTGAGCTCGACTTCGTTATCGTGGATAACCACAGCAAGGTCAAAGCGATGCTGCGCGACTTGCGCGGCACAGTCGCTGTAGACTTGGAGACGACACGACTCTACCCCTTCACGACTCAGCAGGATGAGCTGATCGAGCAGGGCCGTGCCTCGCAGGAATTGCTGAAGGATCACAAGGCAACTCACGGCTCGAACAATCTGCCCAAAGTCGTCGCCATGCAGTTCGGCACGAGGACGAAGCAATGGGTCGTTCCTATGGAAACGGCGGGCATCTGGAACCGTGAGGAACTAGAGGTCATTGTCGAGGAATGCACCGAGCGCCTCAAGGACTGCATCACCGTCTTCCACAACGGCAAGTTCGACTGCCTGTGGATGCTGGTTCGTTTCGGCGTGGTGTGGAAGGTTGACTTCGATACGCTCCTCGCTCACTTCATGCTCGACGAGAACGACCTGCATGGCCTGAAGTACCTGGCGCAGAAGTTCTTCGGTGTGCCCGACTGGGACATCGGCAATAAGGAGGGACAGAAGACTACCTGGTCGTTGCAGAACGCGAAGTACGCGGCGCACGACGTCTTCTACACCCGCAAGCTGAAGTTCAAGTTTGCCAAGATGTTCAAAGAGGACGAGGAGGTATACCGCGTCTTCAAGTACATCATGATGCCATGTGTCGAGATGTTCATCGAGGCCGAGTTCGAAGGCGTCTACATCGATCAGGATAAGATGGATGACGCTGAGGTCTTCTTGCGTGAGCAGGTTGCCGAGGCACTGAAGAACCTCGCACCGTTCGAGAAGAAAGCTGTCCTCAAGGATAAGAAGACTGGTAAGTTCAACTGGGGATCGAACGACCAGCTGGCTGACCTCCTGTTCGTTCAACTAAAGATTGATGGTGTCGAGAAGACCAAAGGCGGCAAATGGTCTGTCAGTGAGAGTGTGCTCAAGCGCATCGATCACCCGATGGTTGGGCACCTGCTCAAGTTCCGTGAGGCTCAGAAGCAACTGTCGGCCTTCATCGAGGGTTGGCGACCGTACCTTGATAGCTCTGGACGCCTGCATCCTGTATTCAAATTACACGGCACAGTTACCGGCCGACTCTCCTGTGAGCATCCCAACCTCCAGCAGGTTCCGCGTGACCCGAGGATCAGGACGCTCATCACTGCGCCGCCGGGATGGACACTCGTCGAGGCCGATCTTAGCCAGATCGAGTTGCGCATTGCAGCAGAGCTTGCCGATGAGCATAACCTATTGCAGGTCTTCAATGATGGCGAGGATCCTCATTGGCAGACAGCTATTCGCGAGATTGAACGCGGAGCAGGCTATCGTAAGGAAATGATAAAGACGGCTAAGCTACACGGCGGCGTCAAGCTGTCGTATAGCGACGCGGTTGAATACGTCCTGAAGATGGGTGGTGATGCTGCGGTCAAGGTCGTCGAGGCCTGGGCTGAAACGAAGGCACTTGCTCCTTTCATGAACTGGAAGGAAACCAGAAAGAAGGCGAAGGCGATCAACTTCGGTTACCTCTACGGCATGTGGTGGAAGAAGTTCAAGATCTATGCCCGAGACAACTACGGCGTCACCGTTACCGACGATGAGGCTCAGGCATCTCGTGAGGCGTTCTTCGAGCTATACCCGAAGTTCCCTAAGTGGCATAAAAAGCAACAGCGTTTCTCGCAGGTCAACGGCTATGTCCGCTCACTGTCGGGACGCAAGCGTCGACTGCCCGCTGCTATGGGAAATCGCGATACCCCACAGAGGCGTGAGGCGCAACGTCAGGCGATCAACTCACCGGTGCAGTCGTTCGCCAATGAGCTTAATCTCATGGCGGCCTTGCAGATGCGTGAGGAATTCTCATCGAAGTACTATCGTCTCGTCGGTACGGTGCATGACGCCGTGCTGGTGCTCGTGAGGAATGATAAGGTCGAGGAGGTCTACCGTCGCATCCTGGAGATCATGTCGCAGCCCGATCTATTGACAACGTTTGAAATCAATCTTAGTGTGCCTATTGAAGCCGAAGCGAAATGCGGGCCTTGGGCAGCAGGCAAAGGAATTGACGAATGGCTAAAGGCAAACCCGAAAGCATCAAAGAGAAGCGGTCACGCAAAAAGCGCGAGGCCGCCGCGGCCAGTATGGAACAAGGCGCAAAGACGACTAAGGGAAAAGCTCGCGGCGTAGGCGATAATTCAGGCGCGGCGCCAGCTCACGATCACAGCACCGTCCTCACCGCCGATGGCCAGATCAACATCAGTCAGTCGAAGGTGAAGACCTATCGGCAGTGTCGTCGTCAGTACCACAACAAGTTCGTGCTCGGCTTGAAGAAGAAGCGGATCAAGCGTCCCTTCATGTTCGGCACGATCATGCACGAGATCGCTGAGGCTGACTTCGAGCGGCATGACTGGAACGAGGTACTCGACAAGATCGAGCTGGACAACAAGAAGCTCTTCAAGAAAGAGATCGAGATGTACGGCAACCTCGTCGAGGATATGCGGGACATCATGACTGACTACTTCCGCTTCTGGGAAGGTCAGATCAAGCCGATCAAGCACGGCGGTCGTCGGTCGGAGCATGAGTTCCGCATCGAGCTCGACGACGGCCTGTGGTTCACGGGGAAGATCGACGCGGTCGTCAAGTCGAAGGGCATGCGTTGGGTCATGGAGCATAAGACCTTTGCCCGTATGCCCTCCGAAGATGATCGTTGGCGTTCGGTGCAGGCAGCCGTCTACTTCCGTGCGCTGGAGCAGATGGGCTTCGAACAGATCGATGGCGTCCTGTGGGATTACGTTAGCAGCAAGGCGCCGAATGTCCCAGGCGAACTGACCAAGACCGGCAAAGTTTCTCAGGCGAGGATCGACTCGGTACCGGCGCGCATCGAGCGCTGGTTGAAAGAGCAGGGCCTGAAGAAGAAGGACCACAGGAAGCTGCTCGATGATGCCGAGGCCAACCTCAAGAACCGGTTCATCCGAGTCTATAGTCCGGTGAAGCGCCGCATCGTGGACAACATCTGGAACGACTTCGTTGATACAGCCCACGAAATCCAAGACTTCCACGGCAAAAAGAAGGACCAGAACATTGGCCGGCATTGCACCTGGTGCGATTATCAGGCGCTTTGCAAGGCTGAAGCGACCGGTTCTGATGTTGACTGGTTGATCGAACGCGAGTATAGTGTCGAAACGAAACAAGGAAATGACCACAATGGCGACGACCGTTCGGAAGACTGATAAGGGTGGTGACAGCGCACCAGGGTCCAAGCCCGTCGCCGATGTCAAGCACCCCAACTCCACCGCGCTCTACGGGCGCAGCGGTACCGGGAAAACCACGCTGACCGCATCGTGGCCCAAACCGATACTCTACATCAACGTTAGGGACAATGGGACCGACAGCATCCGCGATGTCGAAGATATCGACGTGGTGGACATCAACACCTCAGACGAGATGAAGGAACTCGTCCTCTGGCTTCACAAGAAGGCCGAACGAGGCAAGCTCAAATACAAGACAGTCGCTATCGATACGATGACGCAGTTCCAGGGCATCCTCATCGAGGAGATGGGCGAGAAGAAGAAGCTTAAGCCCAAGGGTAAACGTGCAGGTGACTTCGGCACACTGACGAAGCAGGACTGGGGAAGCATCGCCGGTGACCTCAAGTCCCTCATCATGGACGTGCGCAACCTGCCCGTCGAGTCAGTCTTCATCGCACAGGAGCGAGTGTTCAACGCCGGCGACGAGGAAGATGATGGTGTCGATGCACTCGCTCCCGAGGTCGGCACGAAGCTCATGCCTTCGGTCAACAAGGACCTGTGCGCGTCGGTGTCGATCATCGGCAATACCTTCATCCGCATCAAGGTGCATAAGGAGAAGGTCAAGGGAAAGACCACCCGAACGGTCGAGAAACAATTCTGCTTGAGGTTAGGCCCTAACGAAGTCTATACCACCAAGATCCGAAAGCCCAAGGGGATCGAGGCTCCGGATTATATCATCGATCCTACCTTCCGGAAGATAGTGAAGATCATGAAAGGAAAAGAGTAATGGCCCGTCGTAAAAAGGGTTCCAGTGTCAAGGTCAACTTCAAGGGCGTCGAGTCTCGGCAGACGCCGCCTGAAGGCGACTACAAGGTCGAGGTCCTCGAGGCCACGCTCGGCAAGAGCGGGAACAACAACGACCAGATCGAGTTCGTGCTCGAGGTCGCCGAGGGCAAGTACAAGGGCACCAAGCTCTGGTTCTACTGCCCGCTCCAGGAGAACAGCCTGTGGAAGCTGCACGCTTTCCTGACTGCGCTCGGCCAGGAGGTTCCCGAGGACGAGATGGACATCGACCTGTCCGAACTCGTCGGCGAGAGCTGCGTCGGCGTCCTCACACACGAGACCTACCAGGGTCGGAAGCGTGCGAAGATGACCGACTTCGACAGCATCGAGAACTACAAGGGTTCCGATGACGACGATGATGACGATGACGACAAGAAGGGCAAGAAGTCCAAGGGCAAGAAGTCCAAGGACGAGACGCCCGACTATGACGACATGGACGAGGACGACCTCCGCGACCTGGTCATCAAGCGCGAGCTCGCCGACAAGAAGGCGGCGAAGAAGCTCGACGAGGACGAGCTCAAGGAACTGCTCGAGGACGACGACAAGGCCGCGGCCAAGAAGTCCAAGGGCAAACCCAAGGGCAAGTCCAAGGATGACGACGATGACGACAAGCCGGCCAAGGGCAAATCGAAATCCAAGTCGAAGTCCAAGGACGACGATGACGATGACGATGAGCCGAAGGGCAAATCGAAGTCGAAGGACAAGGGCAAGTCCAAGAAGAAGGCCAAGAAGTACGATGGCGATGACATCGACGACATGGACGAGGACGAGCTCCAGGAGGTGATCGACGAGTCGGGCATCGACGTGGACCTTGACGACTACAAGAAGCTGCCGAAGAAGGTGGCCGCGGTCAAGGACGCACTCGAGGAAGCCGACCTGCTCGAGGACTGATCCGGCTAACGCCGGCGGAAGGGAAGGGCGGCTCGAGAGATCGGGTCGCCCTTTTCCATAGGAGGACATCATGCAAGAACCGAAGTACGAGACCGGCCCGATTATCAACCGGGCATCTGGTGAGACGATCCCACAGGAGGAGCCTGTGATGATCTTCCGTGGTCGTGATAACCATGCACTCGCCGTCCTGATCCACTATCACAGCTTGATCCAGGATCCCAGTCACCAGGAAGCGGTGCGCCGTCGCATCGAGGACTTCGCCCGTTTCAAGAACGAGTATCCGGAACGGATGAAGGAACCCGACACGGAGCTGATTGACTGACATGGCCAAGAAGGCTGAGTCCCGGTTGCAGCAACGCATCCAAAAGGCATTGAGGAAAGAAGTTGGTGGCAAGTGGTTCAAGGTCCATGGCTCCGCGTTCCAGGAAGCTGGCCAGCCGGACATCATCGGTACGGTCGACGGACTCTTCTTCGGGTTCGAGGTCAAGCTCCCCTTCACCGGAAAGCCTAGCGCTATTCAACTCCAGACTCTCGCTGACTACCGAGACGCGGGAGCAGTCGCGTGTATCGTGGAAACGCCTTCGCAAGCAGTCGCCTTGGTTAAAGCTGCTCAAGAGGCATCAGCGAAGGGGCGTCGAGGCGATCGTCTCTACAAATGGATTTGCCGCTCTCTTCGCGCAACGCACGGGGAAGACCTGGGTTACGGGCGCGTGCCTCGAGGTTCTAAAGCCCGAGTCCCACGACGTTCTGCTCGTTGGGCCGTTAACCAATATCGAGTCCACCTGGGTAAAGTTCCTGACAGAAAAGCTGCCCCATTACTCGGTGCACCGTGACCTCGCATCCTACGACGCCCACAGGAAGGCGCATCCCAAGAAGTTCCGCGTCCTCGCACTAAATCCTGAGGCAGTCACACCGATCCGCGATAAGCTGAAGCGGCGCAAGTGGGACTGGATGATATGGGACGAGGCGCAACGGCTGAAGAACAGGTCGTCTCAGTCATCGAAGGATGCGTACTTCATCGGCCGCAGCGCACGACGACGCCTAGCGCTGACAGGAACACCAATGGATCTTGACCCGAAGGACCTGTGGGCAATCCTTCGCTTCATCGAACCTCACGTGCTCGGCACAGTGTGGAAGGACTTCGAGAAACACTTCCTGGTCGAGCCGACGATTGACCTCAAGAAGAAGATGGGAATGGTGCAGCGTCAGAAGATGATGCTGGCCTATCAGATCGCGAAGCGCAAGGCGCCGATGCGTGAGGATCGACTCGACGAGTATGCAGACCTCATCAGTCCACACGTCATGCGGATCAGTAAAGCAGACGCAGGGATCGAGCCTGCTCATGTCCATGTAGTTCGCTTCGACTTGCCCGATGATGAACGTGCTCGATATGAGAAGCTCGAGAAGAACATGGTCGTCAAAGTTCGGGGCACCGTTATATCGACGCCGTTGAAGATCACACAGATCGGCAAGCTGCAGCAAATGACAGGCGGGCATATCAAGGACGAGGACGGTGACGTTCATGTCATCGGCACAGCGAAGCGTCGACTGCTCCGTCGTCTCATCAGGAAGCATGTTGAACCCGGCAAGCCTTTCGTCGTCTTCTGCAAGTACACTTGGGAAGTCCACATGATCGCGCGCATGATCCGACGTATGGGTTATGATCGAGTCGCTGAGCTGTGGGGTAAGGTCAAGGACCTGAAGAAGGATAAGCGACGGACTAACATGCTGCTGGGTTTTCAGCGGGGTGACTACGACGCGATCATCTGCCAGCAACGCACCGGCGGTGTCGGCGTCGATCTATACCGAGCCAGGAAGTTCTTCGTGTACTCGATGGGCCACTCCTACATCGACTACGATCAGATGCTGAGCCGGGGTGATTTTCTCGATCAGGATGACAGGGCAGATTATTTTTTCCCAGCGGCACGACGGTCTATTGACATAGACATCATTACCAGTGTAAGAAGGAAAATGTCGATCACGGAAACCTTCTATGATCGATTGTCGAAACGTTGACCATGAAGGGACGAACAATGGCGAAGGACAAGAAGAAGGACAAGAAGGCCGAGAAGCCCGATACCAAGGGCAAGTCGAAGGCCGCCGACAAGGACGAGGACAAGGAGAAGGCCTCCGAGTTCAAGTTCGGCGTCGAGGACATCGCCGAGGAGCTGGGCATCAAGCCGGCTTCGGTGCGCGTCCAGCTCCGCAACAAGGGCATCGAGAAGGCCGGGAAGTCGTACGGCTGGAACTCGAAGGCCGAGCTGAAGGAAGTCATCTCGCAGCTCAAGTCGAGCGACGACGATGACGACGAGAAGCCGGCGAAGAAGTCCAAGAAGGACAAGTCGGACGACAAGCCCGCCAAGAAGGGCAAGTCGAAGGGCAAGTCCAAGAAGGACGATGACGACGATTGATCGGCGCCGCTCGATCTGACCCCGCATAAGCGCTCGGTGCCATCAAACGCACCGGGCGCTTTTCGCTGGCCGGGTGAGTGATCGCGTAGTGCGTGACGTGCGCCTAGCGCACCGACCTCAGCGACGCACCCGGCGCACGCGTATCATGCCATTCGACACGTCGCCGACACGTCCCCGGCATGGCAGTTGACCAAAACATTACCAGGAAGTATCATGCCCCCTAATACCGCATGAGGGCATTGGGCAATGGTACCGTCACGAGAAAGACAACTTGAAGACCAGGTAGAAATCCTGACGCAGCAGCTCAAGGAGCTGACTGGCTCGGACAAGGAACTGGGCGTCTTAATGGCCCTTCGATGCGGTATGACCCACAGGATGGCGACCGTCCTCCATATCCTCGTCAAACGTGCTCCCGCAGTCGTGACCCGATCCACCTTCCATTCGGTGGTCTATGGTGATCGCGACGACGGCGGTCCTGAGCCCAAGATCTTTGATGTCCATATCAGCCGACTGCGCAAGTTCTTCAAACGGGTCAAGTGCCCGGGCAAGATCGACACTGTGTGGAACGCAGGTTACCGCGCCAACCCCGAGCTCGTCAAGTGGGTGCAGGCATTATACGACGAGCAAATCCCCAAGGAGAAGTAGCATGTTCGCAGGACTACTGGCCCGAGTCGCGTTCAGCGCCTTCGGCAAACAGATCACCGTTGGCCTGATCGTCAAGATCGTCGGCGGCCTCATCATCGCCGGCCTCCTGTGGTTGGCGTACTCGAAGGTGCATGAGCACTTCCAGCATATCACCGACCTCGAAACGCAGGTCACCAACCTCAACGCCGACAACAAGAAGCTCACCGATCAGAAGGACGAGCTCATCAGGATCAACAAGCAGAACGCCGCGGTCGCGAAGACCACAGGCGAGCAGAAGGATGCAGCGACGGGCATCGCGAACAATGAAGCCGCCGCAACGACCAACCGTTCCACCAAGTACAAGGAGATCCACGATGTCATCAAAGCTGTCCCGGCTACCACTCGCCCTGTTGACCCTATCATTACTCGCACCCTTGACAGCGTGTGGGGGCCAGAGCCGACCCGCAACAGTCAGTGATGTCGTCGTCCGCGAACACTACACGGCCGCGACCCCGGATGAACGCCTGCGTCACTGCAAGGCCAAACCCGGTCGCCGTCCTGTGAAGACGGACAACGACGTTGCGGACGTGATCGCCGACGCGTTCGAGTATGGGGACGACTGTGCCTCGAAGCTCGAGTCGACATGGAAGTCCATCGATGACGCGGCAGCTCGCGCCAAGAAGCTGAATGAGGATCAACCGAAATGACCGAGCCGACCCCTTATGAAGTTCTCGGGGTCGCGAAGGACGCCGGCGATGCGCAGATCAAGGCAGCGTATCGCCGGCTCTCCGCGAAGCTTCACCCGGATAACCTGGCGACGGGTGACATCAATCAGTTCCGTGCGATGAAGAATGCCTATGACATTCTGAGCGATCCAGATCGTCGCAAGCGATTTGACGCGACAGGACGACAGGACGAGTCGCGCGTGACGCCTGCGCGCGTTCAGGCGTTCCTGAGGGACACGATGAAGAACGCGATACACGCGCAACGCAAGGACGGAACGACTGATGATCCTACGCGGGAGAATATCCTGCAGAAGCTCATCATCTCGATGGGACAATCGAGGCAGCTCGTTCAGCAGGAACGCCACGAGACGTACAAGAAGCTCGAACGCGCCCAGCGAATTGCCGAGCGCTTGGTCACCACAGCAGACAAAGACATCCTCGGACCTATCATGGAAGCCGAGATCAAAGAACTCCGCGCTGAGCTGCTCGTTCATGAGGATGCGCTGGAGCTATCGATGGAGGCTGAACGAGTCTTCCGTTTGTACGGGTATAAAGTCGGCCCGGGACCGGAGGGACATTTCAGCCCCGGGCCAACTGTCCGCGCTGAGCGAACCTCGGAATGGCGTTAAGGTTGTCCGCCCTCAGGTGGTGAGGGAGGAGTCGTGTTCAACGCACTGGCGACTCCCTTATCCTTCGTACTGATCGCGAGACCACCCGCCGTCACAATAGCTGCAAGCATTCCGCCGTATGCGGTGCAGAATGCCAACGGGTCCCAGGCCTGTCCTTTCATCATTGCCCACGCCTGAAACGTCGGCGGCATGATGACCCCGTTCAGTCCACCGATCGAGAACAAGATACGGACGACATCGAAGTGACCGCCCGGACCCTTGAACATCATCAGCAGACTGTCAAGCTTAATACCCATAGCTTTATCCAATCAATTCCCAGTGAGGATTGTCCGTCTCGCCTTTCTCATGCGCGACGTTGTTCTGGTTCCAATCCGCACCCCAGCGGATCTTGACGCCGACATCGGCAGCGGCCTTCATCATGTCCTTGTTCATCTGTGCGAACAGGGGCAGCCATTCCTTGTCGGGTCGACCGAGAACGAGCGACACAGGATAGGGATACATATCAACAGCCCAGCCGTAGCCGTCATCCTTCTTCCTGTGGTTCGAGGACAGGGCGTGACCGAGCCACGTCACCTTCGCTGCGCCGGGGTTCGCATACTTGGCGGGACACCCGCCGGCGACGCATTGGGCCGCGGTACGCCCCTTGCCGAAGTTGATGAAGCACTGCTCGTCCGTTCGAAGACCCTCGACAATGGTCGAGTCATAGGTGCTGATCTCGATGTATCGGTTCAGTACCTTCTGAAGCCTCGGCTCGAGCAGGAGGATCTTCGCCTTATTGCTATCACCCCAAACGTGTGTCATCTTCATTCTCCTTGTTGATTACCAATCCTGTTCCCATCGATCGACAATACCGATGGGGTTGAACTCATGGTTTGTAAGGCCCGTAGACGTGTGAAGCTTAAAGCCAATAAGATCGGGTACGCCTCCCAGGTAAGAGGAATAGTTATCCACACGAACTGCTCGCCATGTCTTACCATCCGGCGAGATAGAGAATGTCAGATCTCCTGTGGTGTGGTTATAGTGAAGCTTCATATGAAGCAGAATAGGCGCAGCGCTAACAAGGAGCGCATTAACCCCCTGTGCGACATTCGAGTGCTGACCCAAGATGAAGTAAGACGTAGTACCGAAGATTGTCTGAGCATATGTCAAAGTCTTATCAGTACTGGAGCATCCCACAGCAAGCCCGCCATAGATGTAATTAGCCGCATATCCTCCTAGAATAACTCGGGTAATTACTTCCCAATCGGTTCCTGATGGCAATGCCTTGAAACAGCCCTCGCTCTCATCATTACTTCCCTGATTTCCCATCCACTGTAGGATCATCCCATTGTCGGGATCATCACTGACAGTCAGGTCCGTACCAAGATGGTTAACGAGGGTGGGGAAGTCAGCTGCGGCTGGGGGACTGAAGTACCATGTTCCTGCGGTGATCTCCGCGACACCCGATCCCGCATCTACAACCTTTACACCTCCTTTGAAGTTCAGGGTGCCCGCAGCCGGAACGATCGAGGTCCCGTCATGCTCAACGTCCAACAGGATACCCACACCCGAGCTTGATTTCTTTCCCAGGTTGATGTAGGCGGTGATTGGTCGATTATATCCGACATTCAAGCTACCGCTGAGGATTGCGGGAACGTTCATGTCAAGCTCAGCGATTGTACCCGAGTGGTTCCACGTTGCGTCATAGGCGGTCTGGGTCAGGCCGGTTACCGAGTCATAGGTGAACGTACCATTACCGTCATGCTCAACGAGGTTGATCCTCATGCCTTCACCAAAGCTCGGCAGCGGAGCAAATACGTGGAAGTCACTACCGCTACTATCGGTCTGCAGGTATCGGATCTCCCATTCAGCGAAGTCGAGGGCATCGAGCTCTAGCAACCATCCGCTCTGGACATCACCCGAGTTGAAGGTCCAAGCGGCGGGATCACCCGTTTCCACAATGCGAGTATAGACAGCTACTCGCTGATACTGGGGAGTCTGCAATTCCTGATTTCCGACGTTGCCGATGGCACTCCACCCGATAGCGGTCGGAGACAAGCCTGCATTAGCATAACCCATAATGATGCAGACGAGAACATTCCCTGCTGTGGGCGACCCGGGAAGGGTGAGTGTCAGGTTTCCGTAGTTGCGACCGTCAGTCCGCTGAATGATCGTTGGAGCAACACCCGCAGTCGATCCACCGATGAAGCCAACCTTTTGCAACGGCAGGTCATAGGACTCAACGACATGGTCCGCAGCGGTACGAGGCTCAAGTATAGCAAGAGTATGCCAGAACTCACGATCATCGGAGTACTCGACAGCGACCTCCATACCCACAGTCCACGGGAACCCGGTCAGCGGTGCAAACTCGACGCTCGCTGGTTTCACCTTTGTAAGGAAGTCGTAGCCAAGATACGGACTAGTGAAGACCTGTCCCAGGGTGGTCGAACCCGAGTACCAACCATGACTAGATGCACTTGATCCATCAAAGGCAGCTGCAACGGACCAGCCCCCGCCTGTGTCAGTTGCATTGGCAAATCCATGGGTGCCCGGGGTCGGGATCAAGGCTGTACCCGTCGAGTCACGGAAATTCACGAGGGTATAACCGATACCATCCGTGGGAGTTCCACTGTTACCGCCACGGAAACCCCTAAGACGCCAGTACCTTGCACTAACCTCGATTGATCCCGCGGGTCCGCCTCCGCCACCTCCCGTGATAGCAGTCCATGCTCCATTCTTACGGCCATAGATTGTACCGTCACTTGGTGCATCGGGGATACCCCCTTCACCTGGAACCCACAGGTTGAGTGCATTATCCCAGACAAGTGCCTGGCCATCGAGGACACCGTAGACTGCGACATCATCAAGGTCGGTTAGGGATACACCGGAGGGTTTGCCGCGGACACCGACAATTGATCCATAGTCCGCACCCGGGTTGGAGAATGAGAACGTAGCAAGCTGCGAACCATTAGCAGCTGCGGGGTTGAGCTCGTTAAGGACAGCAGACACGTCACCCAGACTGTTCTGCTCAAGCTGAGTACCAAGGTCAATGGTGTTTGTGCTCGTGGAACGGCTTACACCGAAGAACAAGATAGCGTCGGTTCCCTGGATATTACTTCCACTTGCTAGGGTCCGGGTTGACGCACCCCCGCTATTACGGAAGTTAGTATTACCCGACAATACGGATGCACCACCTTCATAGGTCGCAATCGCCCAAGCATGCCAGTAGGAGCCCGACGTCCCGATGACTACGTGACCCGTGGTGATGTCACCGGCGGACAAGACCTTCCAGTAGGTCTCGCCGTTCATGTTGCTGCCGATCATGTTGGAGATACGAGTCCAACCGGAAGGAGTCCCAGCATCCCATGCACCGCCGAAGAAGATCACCGCTAGGTCACCGGCGGCGGTTCCTGCTGGCCAGGGGATCGTATAACTGTTGGTATTCGCACCACCGATGTCCGTCCCTCGAAGCACAGGAGGCGACCTACCCGAGAAGCCGTCAATAGCAATGTCAGCCTGTCCGCTACCGGCATTAACCACAGTGACGCCGGCACCTGTGAAATTCAGAGCAGTGGCCGGTGATACGATGACCGAGCCGTCCTCCTTGACATCAATCGATCCACCGCCACCGGTCGAGCTCGTCGTCGCATTGCTTGGTCCTGCCGGGCCGGACTCACCCGCGAAGTTTGATGCAGTCACCCAGTATCGCCAGGTATCGGAAGGAACAAGCCCCGTGTGAGTCCACCTATCGATGCCGACAACCGTGGCGATCTTCGTCGCCGAGCCGAACGAGCCTGACGATCCGTGGATCGCATAGATATTGAACTCACGGACAGCACCGCCGCCTACACCGGCATCCCAGGTGAGATTGTTCGCGAGGACAGCACCCGAGGCAACCAGCGTCGTGGGATCGGCCGGCGCAACTGTCGCAAGCGACCCCGAGCTGACAACCCCTGTGGTCACCCAGTTGCTGGGAGTACCGCCCACAGCAGACGACACTGCGCGGGCTCTAGCCTTGTAGTTGGTCGAGGGAAGCGCAGGCTGGAACGTCGACTTACTCGACAAGGCGGACACCTTCGCGATGTCCTGCCAGGTGGTGTAAGGATCGACGGCGATCTGCACGTCGTAGTGATCGAGGTACGGTCCGGGTGAGGCTCCCACAGTAACCGTGCCTTCAATGATGTTCGTGCCGTCCGCCTGAGTCCTCGAGTTGAATGCGAGACTGCAGGATGAGGGATCACCGATCAGGAAGCCGAGACCTGATGGGGTGTAGGTGTAATAGGCAACGTCTGCAACGTCCTCGAGAGCCTGGCCCCAGATGTTGAAGCTGACGAACTTGAACCACAACGGCACACCGATGTATTCCGGTGGTAGCTGATACTTGAAGATGGCTTCATCGAGACGAGCAAAGGGTACACCGGACAGGTGGGATCCAGGTGCCGTCCTGTACAGCCCACGGTAGATGGTCGACAGGTCATACTCGTTCGTAGCCGTAAGGGCAGCATCCTGATAGCTGACGAACTCGCCGCCGAGCAAGCAGAGAGTCGCATTCGCCTCGGCATCATCCGGGCTGACTGACAATAGTTCACCATTGGACATACGCAGATCGACGCCGACTGTGTTGACTGTGTCGGGATTAGTACTGCCGTATGCGGGAAGCGCATCCATGGTCTTACCCATACGGGCGGGGATATCCACAACGCCGATATTGGTATAGGTCGTGTTGTCTCGCGAGATATAAACCTGACAGCCACCCCAATACTTGTTGTAGGTAGTGCCGTTGCCTCCGCTGACGGCGATCCACACCTGGGGAATGCCGTTCGACAGATCAGCGGGAACGTCGAAGATCATCGGCGTATTGACTGGACCGGGGTCAGCGAGCTGGTTGTTGCCGCTCGGGGTGATCGTCGGCGGGGTAAAGCCCTGTGAGCTCGACACGGACAACGTCACCTCTTCCGACGTGACCTTGAAGTCGCCATCATCATCTTCCTCGACGTTGGTGACGCGGACAAGGACACTGCCGATCTTCTTGTCGATCAGGATCAGCAGATCCATCGGTTCGATCAGGCAGTGTGCCGGCCCGAGGTTGACAATGTAGGTATTGCGGATATAGGCTTCACGCTGTCCCATGATCGCCACGACCTTGGTCGCCATGTCGATACGGGTGATGTCCTTGGTCTCGAACGTACTTGCCTGACGAAGACCGAACTGATCGATCAGGCCCTGGTCCTTCCATTCGACCGGCGCGTCGTTATACTCATTGGCCGCGTTCGAGAACGTCAGCTTCATTGAGTTCGATGCGTCGGCAGGATCGACACGCGAGACCTGCACCGGATCTTCCTTATTCGAGACGTAATCGTCATCGGTCAAGGTATAGGCCGGCGTACGGTTCGGGCGATACTTATACCCGTTGCCGTCGATGTCCGCGATGTCGTACGGGATGAAGTTGAGTTTGTATCCGGTCCACACGACCGCGGTGTTCAGCATCTTCATCCACTTGTCGAAGGTATCCGATGCTGACGTAGGATCACTGAGCACGGGTGACAGGCCAAAGCCCTGAGCGGCGCAGTACGTCTGGAACGTAGCGTCACCCGTGGTCGTAGCGTGACCCGTCGAGTAGAGCGTGTCGAGGCCAACGTTATCTGTCGGCATTCCCACACCGAACGCGGGGCTGAGCAGGAAGTCATCGATGATGTACGCGGGGTCTGCGTCGTTCGATCCATCCTTCGACGTCTGGAACCGAAGTGCCTTAACCTCGAACGAGTGGTTCGGCAGTGATGCGCTTGAGCCGAGGTCATAGTTCGCTGCACCGACGTAGGACACACCGGGATAGCTACGTGCCTCTGTGGGATGCTTCGAAGTGACATAGCCCCAGGGTGCCTGAGGAGTCGACCCGTTGAAGAAGCTGAAGCCCGACGCGGAGAAGTCCTGAGTCGACTGATCCTTCCAGTACTTGCCGATACCATAAGTGACACCCTCGCAGAGCGCGAGGATGCACGAGGCGCTGTAGGTATAGGAGTCGACTGATCCGCCGCCCTTACCGACTTTCTGCTTCTGCTTGTGCGGGGTGAAGTCGTTATACCAGATCAGGTTGGGTGCAACTCGGTTACAGCCCCACACAATGGCGAGAGCGAGAACCGACGAAGCGGTCTGCATCTGGATACCAGTGTACTCGGGCTTGACCTTCTTGCCGCCACCACCAAGGAAGAAACTCATCGTTCGTATCCCTCAAACGTATAGACCCTTGCAGGTCGGCGAGACATCGGCGTATTGCGGATATCGACTTCCTCCACAATACCACTGGGAAGATAAGAGTGAATGAACATGGGCCATGACGATACGATACCGCCGTGCGAGAACGTTCGACCGACGCGAAACACGATCACGTCGCCGGCTGGAGCATGCCAGGAGGCGTCATTCGCTAGGCGTGCATCGATGCTCCGGTCGTCGTCATCAACTCGGGCTAAATGCGCCTCGATGAACCCGAGGTATTTCTCCTCCCCGCGATGCAAATGCCAGTCTGGTGTGTAATAGCCAGTCTTAAAATCCTCGACTGCACCGGCATCTACGAAGCCAGCAATGATGAGCTGACCGCAGTCTACACCTTGGCCCTTCTTTCTTGCCATGTGATGATAGGGCGTACCGAGCCAGTCTCGAGTAGCCGCGATGACCTGTTCCCGCTTCATTAGTATGCGGTCTCCGCCTTGGGCACAAACTCGAAAGCCTGGTACCTCGCCTGATTTCCATACTCGCCGCAACGACCATAGGTTCGATTGCATCCCGGGTAGCAGGAGAAGTGAACTCCGGAACCGGGCTCGAAGTCTAGCGGATACGCCAGGACGAAGTTTCCACCCACAACGTCCTTGATCGTTCGGACCTCGATCACTGCGTCTGCATCCTCAATATGGATGACGCCGTTGACGAAGTTACCCGTGCCCGTGATCCCGGTCGGGATAATCAGACTGCTGGTCGATCCGCCTGCGGTGATCCCATACTGGGTATAGTCGTCTCGGTTGAGCCCACAGTTGAGGTCGAATACAGTCCAGTTGCACATGGGCTGGAACAACTTGCGCGGCATATTCATGGACAGCAGGACCAGGTCAGACTTGACCTTGATCGTCGCGGAGGATCGACCGACGCTGTCCGCAGTCGACGTCTTGCCGATGAACATTGTGGTTCCGCCGATCAAAGGCGCGCCCCACTTCGCACAGAAGTACCGATCACGTCGGATATTTGCACCGTCGAACCGACCGCGAAGGATCGCCGTCGAGAACGCCTGCCCCTGATACTCCTGCGTCGCCGAGTAGTCGAGCTTCATCTCCTGCTCGTCAACCTCGACGCCAACGCCGATGACAGTCTTCAGCCCGGAGATCTTCACCTCCTTCGAAGTAAAGGTCACCGGGACGATTGCGTCGGGATCATCGATGGGAAAGACATCGACGTTCTTCTGGGCGGTCGAGTAGCGAAGGGTATGACCGTCAGTCGAGACGATGGTGAAGCAGTCTACGTAGACAAACCTCTTCGACGCGAGCAACGCATGGATATCCGCTTCGGTGTAACCGGGCTGTGGGAATACGGGCCTCACTGGATGATGCTCCTAAAGTTGATCTCCTGAAGGTTCCAGAGCTTCGTGGAGAACTGCGCGAAATCTGCCTCGTCGTCGAGGAACCGACAGACGAAGTAATACTCATAGGTGCCCGAGAGGATCGATCCTTCGGGCGGGGCGGTCTCGAGCACGAAAGTGCGCGGCGACAGGATGGAGAACTCATCGCCGAGACGAAGCGTTCCTTTGTATGAGATCTTGAACCCGGTCCAGCTTGCATGGGCGATGTTGAACTGTAGCACACCCGTCACCGGGTTGAAGGTATACTCATGAACGCCTGGTGCCGAAGCAACCTGCGTATAGACATCACTGCCTTGCTGGACGTGGCTGATCGTCGCCTGCCACGGATAGGTCAGCGTCATCGAGGCACCCGAGTCTAGCGTATGATCCTCGTTGGTCAGCTCGAGATACAGAATGCAGGTATCGGCCTTAAGCTGTCCCACAGGCATAAGGAACCCATTGAGTTCCTGGACAGCCGTCACCTCGACCGTGTCACCATCACCTGTCAGGAGATCGAGGTTCTCGACACGATAGAAGTCCGGTGCCCGAAACAGGAACTCCTCGAAGGCACCGCTGCAGGTCAGGAAGAAACCGACCATTCGCTTGAGATCAGTGACACCCGCCGACTTGTTCGGCAAGTAATCATAGGTCAGCTTGAAATCCCACTTCGGGTCAGCCCAGAACGACGTGCGAGTCTCCTTGCCCGACGTATGGTCCGCGACCTTAGTCGAGAACACGGGCTTCATCTCCGTGTCCCAGCTCAAGCCGATCAACTGTGGGAATACAAGATCAGTCACGTCGTCCTCCGGTGCAACCTGTGCATATTGGGTCATGTAGAAGCCGGTCTCGAATTGCGGCTTACGGTTTTGGTACTCAGCACGCTGGATTGTAATGTATCCAGCCTGAACGTTTGTTGGTCCAATGGGTAGATATAGTGGCTGTAGTACCAGAAAGCCGGCCAGCAGATTGCTCTCACCAGACTCGGCCTGACTGATATGGAAGTATGATCCCTTCAGTGCCATGTCAGTCGCTCGCCTGCAGCTTGGGTCCAGCCTGGATCGGTGCATTCAATTCTGCTGTCGTCCAGAAGTCACCGGTGTCTGGGTTGCGATCCCAGTAGTCAGTGATCGAACCGTAGTTCGTCTGGTTCAAGCCTAGCGGTGATCCGCCGTAGACCGTTCCTCCCGTCTTGAGTTGGTTCTGACCGAACAGCTGTACGCCATCATCCTGCATATAGAAACCCTTGAGCTGCAAGGCCAGTACATCACGGGCAGCAACGTTCGGGTTCATCTGATACAGATCGGCATCACCAACGTCCGGTGTGTAGTTGTACTTCGTCACGTCGAGGACATTGTTCCCCGCGATCTGCCAGTTAAAGCTTGCACCATTTGCGGTAAGCTGGGTCAGGTCACCGGCGGCAATAGCTGTCTGTGCCCGGACAACGATGTTGCCGAGATAGTCATGGTTGGTTGCTCCATCCACGGGGTCATTCATGTAGATGTCATCGAGGAATAGTGCACCCTGAGCATAGGCGTTACCCAGGGCCATCGAGTCGAAAGAGGGACAGCTTGCGATGCTCGTGAGGTTAATAACCACGTCGCCGTTGATCTTGACCTGGAAAGTATTGCCGACATACTTGATCTGCATATAGAACCAGGTGTTCGCCTTTACTGTTCCCGTACGGGTACGAGTTGTCCCGAACGAGCTGATGAAGCGAAGAATACCCGCAGCACCTGCCCCGGGAAACTCGATGCGGAAGATCTCGACCTCAGCTTGCGAGTCACGCAGGGTAATGGTAGGACCCTGGGTGCCTGGCGGCTGAAGGATTGCAATACCCCAAACAAAGCCGTCATTAAAGACCCAGTTCAAAGGACGAGAGGCGAATACGCCACCCGGCGGGTCACCCAGAACAAGACAACGACCAAGGCCGAAGCGACCTGTGGCCAACCCGATCCCCTGACCATATCCAGTCCAATGACCCCAGTACCCGTCGGCAACGACCATCTCATTGAAAGCCGCATCATTGCCCACAGGCAGGTAGTCGTAACCCTCGAGGAACTTCGTGCTCATAGCTTGTCCTTACTTCAAGTTGCCATTGCGGTGCTGGTTCCTCAACCACTTCCGCAGCGTTGCACCGTCACGGCGGAGAAGGTCATCAAATCCCATCATCATGTTGTTCTGCGGCTGATAGTAGAAGTTCGCATCACCATTGCGGCTATTGTTGACCGATGCTGCACGAGCGACATCGCCCGATGCACCTGCAGCCGACATCATGCCCGAACTCGATGGACGACGCAGTGACTGACGGAACGGCTCTGCGATATACGCCGGCAGGATCATTTCCTTGTTATGGACCTGCATGAGCTGATCGCCTTCGACGCTGCCGTAACCACCGGCTGCCGAACGGATCAATGCAGTGAAGCCCATGACCGCGGCTAACGCAAGTGCAGCTGCAGCAGGCGCAGCAATCGGACCGATGAACGGGATGACCACAGTCGACTTGTATGCGCCTGCTGCGGACTGTGCTGCCTGGTTACCGACTTCTGCGATACCCGCAGCGGACGACACAGCTGATTGGGTTGCGGCGCCTGTCGCTGCTGCAGCCGTTCGTGTCCCGACACCGGCGACCGTCGCACCGGTGATGACGGCCTGCTTGCCGACCTCGGTCGCGACAGTACCCGCGGCGATTGCCTTATCCGTTGCAGCCTCGGTCAGCTTCGCACCGCTGCGAGCTCGTCCACCGAAGATAGCGATGGCGGTCTTGCGTGCCTCATTCACCGCCCAATCGCTTAGCATCTTCAGGCCGGCGTTTGCGAAGGTGAAGACCAACTGGTCGGCGAGGTTGACCATGTCCTGCAGGAACGTGCCCTGACGAGTCCAGATATTCTGGAACGCAGTGCCCAGCGAGTTGCTGATCGAGTCCGCCGCCATGCGATACCCGGCAGTGCTCGCCTTGATGACCTCGAGGTTCAAGCTGTTCTGCGTCTGCGTGTTCTTCGCGGCGAGGATCGCCATCGTTTGGTTGTGCTGTGCCTGCAGCTGCTCGATGTCACCGTTAGTCTTCGCCCACTCCTTTGAGCGGGGTGGATACGTCGCAAGCTCATCCTGCAATGCCTTGAGCTTCAACTCGTACATGCGGTTCTGGAACTCGACCTCAAGCTGATACTGCTGCTCGAGGATCGCGCGGCGTGCTTCGATCTCACGACGACCCGACGGGATGACACCCAGCTCGTTCGCAGTCTGCAGGTTCTCGGACGCCATCGCAAGGCCGATCTCCTTGATCTGCCTCTGTGCGTCGATCTCCTGTTCTGCCGCAGCTGCACGAGCCTTGATACCCTCACGCTGGATCGCGAGGAGTTCGAGGTTATGAGCCCGCTCCATCTTCGTCAGTTCTTTGCGGGCGTTGGCGGCCTCCTTCGACTCCTTGCCATAGAACGCCTCGATCGCCTTGATCTCTTCGTTCTGGATGCGGACCTGCTCTTCGTAGTTATCCTGAGCCGCAGCCTTCTGTTCCTCGAGACCAGCGATGTAGTCATCGAGGGCATGCTTGCGAGCCTCCTGAAGCTTCGCCAATCCCTTGAGCTCGGCGTCCTCCGCATCACCGGGAACGGTCTTCGTCTTGGGGTCGATCGTCTTGCCGTTGCGACGAAGCTCGTAGTGAAGGTGAGGACCTTGGGAGTTACCCGCACCGGGAGCACCCTTCTCACCGCCGGAGTAGCCGATCAAGTCACCCGCATCGACCGTGTCACCGGGCTTCGCTACGATCTTGCTCAGGTGACCGTAACGTGCCTCGGTCCCGTTGCCGAGATTGATGGTGATGAGATTGCCGTAGCCCGTCGCTGTGGGACCAGCCTTTCCGATCACGCCGGGCCCCGTTGCATAGACGGGTGTTCCCACAGGCGTAGCGATGTCAACGCCCGGATGGAACTCGCGTCCGCCGCGGATATTCCGCCAACCGTATCCCGAGCTGACCGGGTAGTTGCCCTTGACCGGCTGACCGAGGTCGACCATCGATCCGGGGTTCCGAGTGTTCGTTCGCTGCGAGTCGCTCCAGGCCTTCTCCGCCGCTGTCCGCTTATTGATCGCGGCGGTCAATCCGTCTTGCAATGCCTTCTCGGCGGCAGCTGCTGCAACCGCACGCTTCTTCGCATCAGCAATCTCGTTGACCTTCGCCATCTGCTGACGATAGATGTTGTAGAGATTGGTCTGCTGCTTATTGAACTCGATCTGGGCAGCGGTCGCACCGTTCGTCGCACCTTCCGCCTCACGCATGATCTGCGGGATACGAGTCTCGGTGATCGCAGCCTCCGCATCGCGGAATGCTTTCTGCGCCTTCTTGAACTGATCGGTCAGGTACTCGACCTGAGCACGTGCTGCGTACAAGGTACCCTGCTGAGCCTCGAAGCCACCCTTGCTGGTCGACATCGGCTCGGACTCAAGCGACTTCAATCGTGCCTGTGCTGCGGCGAGTTGCTTCGACAAATCGTCCATGATTGTCTGAGCGCGGTCACGAGCACCCTGTGCTGCGATCTGGCTAAGACGATTGGACTCATCGACGTTCTGGTTGGCCTTCTCCTGTTCCTTGTTGAACGCAGCGAGGGCTTCGGTCAAGGCAGACAGCGAGGCGGTGCGGACTGCTTCCGCATCCGTCAGCTCGAGCGTCTTCTTCTTTGCCTTCTCGTTGTGCTCGGCGAGCATCCCGATCAGCAGAGTGAAGCCGATGATTGCCGCGCCCCACGGTCCTGCCATGAATGCAGCGACCCTGCCCACAACGCCGCCCATAGTCGAGAGTGCGGCTGCAGTCTGACCTCCCTGCTGCGCAAGGATGACGAGCGGGTTGATCCCGGAGGCGAGCGATGCGGTGACGTCCTGCGCCTGGTAGCCGAGCTGAACATAGGCAGTGTTCATCCGACCGAGCGAACGCTGGTTGATGTCCATCTGCGCTTTGGCCTGGCGCTGGATCGCAATCCACTCGCCCTCCTGAAGCTTGTTCTGCATCAGCAGCGCAGTCGCCTGCTGCATCGTCGAGTTGTATCGGGTCTGCGCGGCGAAGAGTGGATCGAGGCCTGCGCGCAGTTCGACCAACGCCTGAGCCTGCTGCCGCTCGGCAATCGCCGCACGACGAGTCTCCTCGGCGGCGTTACGTGTTGCGGCTGCGGCCTCGCGTTCTGCGTTCGCCTTGTCCTTCGCTGCCTGCTTCGCTACTGCGGCTGCTGCTCGGGCGGCATCCTGCTCTTCTTTCTTAGCTGCTCGTTCAGCTGCAAGCGCCTCTTCAGTAGCAGCTCGTTCTGCAGCGGCCTTTTCTCGAGCAGCTGCTTTCGCTGCGGCCGCGGCTTCTCGGATGGCGGCTTGCTCTGCCTGCTTGGCTGCCCTAACTTCGGCGGCTGCCTGTCGAGCCGCGTCTCGTTCAGCATTGAGCTTGTCGCGTGCAGCCGTTCGTGCAGCAATGGCGGCCGCCTTGGCATCTGCGATTTCCTTCTGTCGCTGCGCGGCCAATTCCGCGGCAGCCTGACGACCTGCGGCACTGTTCGCCTGGATCGATGCACGCGCCTGGTCGAGCGCCTGCTTCGCGGCCTTCATGCCGGCGGCAAACTCCTGACCACCGATCATCCCCTCACGGAAGAGAGCACGGTTATCGGCCAGGGCCTTGTTGTACTTCTCTTGTGCCGCATACAGCGGATCGATCGACTGCTGCAGACGACGGAACGCGGACTGAAGGTCACCAGCGCCCTTGCCTACGTCAGTTACCGCCTTAGCGGCACGGCGACCTCCAGTCTCCGCACCGCTAGGGTTGATGTTGACATTGATGCCAATGTTGTCGGTTTCGTCAGCCATCAGTGGATCATCCCGCCTGTACCCTGGAACATCTTCACAAGGTCGTTAAGATCACCGCCTCCCTGTGGGGAAGCGACGGTTGTCTTACCCGGCCCTCCCTTCTTTACCTTGGGCGGGGTCTTGAGCAATCCCAGATAGGCGGCAGCGGCAACGTAGACAGGAGGTCCGTTCTTTCCCCAGTGCTCAAGCATGTACTTGTACTTGCGGAAAGACCAGCGCTTCCTTACGCCGTTCCAGCTTCCTCCTTCGCATCCTGCGGCGACGAGCTCTGCGATGACGGGGTTGAAGTCTCCATCAAAGTCTTCTCCTCCTCCGTCATCTCCAGGAGTTCCCCCGGTTCTGCCTCCAGGCCGGCCTCCCTGAGGATTTCGAAGATGGCGAGCTGTGCCGGCCCGATCTCCGTCGCCTTCAACTTCTTGCGAAGGAAGTAGACGACGCCGTGGAAGATCTGCTCCTCACGGTCAATCGTCGGCGCCAGGTCTTCGGGGTTGATGTTGAAGACAGCCATGTCGAAGTTGTCACCCTCGACGATCCCACTCGCGATGATATGGATACCGGCATTGACGGCCTCCATGGGATCACGCGACAGCTGAGCCTGCTGGGTGTAAGGCCACGCCCTCTCAAGCGCGACGAAGTTGAGTTCGGGCACCTCGTACTCGGTGCCTCCGATAGTAACCTTTGCCATTTGGGTTGTCCCTCCCAAGAGTGATGAAGAGGACGGGA